CCGCTTTGCCTCCAGCCCGGGACCACGGGGCGCAGGGAGGGTTGCAATATACAAAATCCACGTAACCAGTATATTCGTTGATGGGCCAGGTTGATGGCTCACCCACATGCACCGGGATCTTCAAATTCTGCTCGACGGTAGCTACTCCGAATTTCCATTCTTCGAAGTGACACAACACATCGAAATGCCGGCGCACGCCCAGTGAAAATCCACCCGCGTATATGTGGGCGCCGAGCGCCGTCGGTTTCTTCTTGCTCATATCATTCTTCCCACGCTTCAAGCGCTTCGTCCGCAGCGCCCTCGGGATCGTTCTCAAAACCCGGGTTGATCCCTTCCTCATGGATCACCTCTAATTCAGCCTCGGCGGCCTCACGCGCCTTCTTTACCGTCCAGTTAGTATCTGATGACACGGGTCCACCCACATTACCTACCTGGGTCAGGCGCTCCACGATCCGCTCTTTAAAACGGATCTCCCACTCGTCACCTTGTAACTCGCTCATAACAGATCACTCCTGTCTCAGTGCATCACACAGTTTCTTCTGGCTGCGGTCTTTGCGCGCCAGCACACCTGCCACACGCTCGTCACGGGTATTGCGGGCAATCAGGTGATACACCAACACCTTGTGTTTCTGCCCTAACCGGTGCACCCGCTTTATCAGCTGGATATAGTGGGTGAGCTTCCAGGTGAGTGAGTGCCAGCATACGTGGTGGCAGATCTCCTGGAGGTTCAGCCCTTCCATCATCGATGACTGGACGAGCAACGCTGAGTGGCGGCCTTCGTTGAACTCATCCATGTGCCGCATGGCAAGTTGGTTGTTTACGGTGCCGTCGACAAAAGGTGTGTGCTTGCCCAACACCTTCAACAGCCGGTCGCGATCGTGGTGGAACTCGTACGCCACCAGGAGCGGCTTGCCGTTCAGCTCCTCGAGCAGGGACAGCACGGCCTCTGCCTTCTCGTAATGCAGGTGCCACGGATCTTCCGCGGCGCGCTTGAGCCCACCGTTGGCCAGCTGACGCAGCTTCAAACCCAGCACGCCTGCATTGGAGGCGTCGACCAACAGCTCCTCGTCGGCTACGTTGCGGGCCAGCGCTATGAAGTTACCTTCCAACTCGTCATACACCTGGCGCGCATCGGGCGGCAGGTCGATGTAACGGGGAATCGTGGTCCACGGTTCGAGACCCAGGTCCTTGTCAGAGAACCGTAAGCACACATCCTTGATCTTCTTCTCTATCAATACGTCACACTTCGGTTTCGGTACATACACGAAGAAGGTTGGTTTGGGCCGCTTCAACTGCCGGCCATCTTCCAGAGTTATGATGGGGTTCCACGGATTGCCTTCTGGATCGAGTGTCAGGAAGAACTGCTGACGGAAGTGTGTTATGAACTTTCCCAACCTCTGACCAAGATCGAGCAAGTACATTTGCCCGAACAGATCCATATACCCCTCCGCTGCCGGCGTACCTGTAAGAATCGTGCGGCGGCCGAAGCATTGTAGGATAGACTCAATGTACCGGCTGCGATCGCTCGTCTTGGACTTGAAATGGTGAGACTCATCCACGACAAGCCAGACATTCGCATGGCGTTTACGCAGTAGCTCAATCTCAGCTCTAAGGAACTCGATAGACTGGTACGAATTGTTAATGACATAAACATCGTGCGCCTCCCGCACAGACTCCCGGTTTTCGTGCAGGTTGGCTACCTTGAACTCGAAACCCCACTTGACGACCTCTGCGGGCCACACTTGGTAGCATGGTTTGAGTGGCGCTACGACGACGAGCGCGTCCACATAACCGCGTTTACGCAACAACCAGAAAGCCAACAACACGCACAGAGTCTTCCCTAGGCCGGGGTCCAAGAACAGGGCAGCGTAGGGATGCTCGAGCAACCATCTGACACCCTTCTCCTGGTACCCCTTTAGTGGAATTTTATCAATCGCAGAGACGTTGGAATGCTTCTGCGACGATGTCCGGGTCGTGCGTGACGATAACAGTCTGCCCGTACTTACGCAAGAGTTTGTGGACTTCGAGTTGCCCTGGCGTGGGCTTTTGCTTTTCATCGCGTTTATACTCTACCCAAAGGACTTTTGATACACCCGGTTTCATGTACATTTTGTCAGGATAACTATTGTAGCCCCAACCGTTTTGCTTTTTGCCGATGCCTCCCAACGCCTTCACGCGGCGATCGCCCGCACGCTCTACAGATCTCTCGCGCTTTTTCGGAACTGTTCCGGGTCTTTCCGCAGCACTTCCGGACTTTGTATATTTCAACATGCTTCCAACTCCGGCGTTTGCGTATCGCATCAACCGCATGGTACGTGACACCATATTCGCGAGCCAACAGTGCGGTGGGTTTATCCGACAACAATATAGTGATTACCTGCATGTGATTCAACCTAGATTTGTGATGGGCGGAACCATGCACTGGATTTATGGGGCCGGTCAACAAACCCTTGCGTCGCGCATCCTGAGTGTTATTCAACGGAGTACCAAGAAAGAGGTGCGTAAACTCACAACAAATCTTATTGTCACAACTGTGACAGACCTGCATACCTTCTGGAACCAGCCCGTAGTTGTATTCCCACACGATACAGTGTGCCCCCTTTGAAGTTCTCTTACCATCTATTGTAATCCTAACCCATCCGTACCCAGATCCAGAATTGTCACGAGAACCCGTAAACTCCAAGCACCCATTTTTAGCACGTCTACAACGTCCCATCACACGTATTATCGCCGGTGTGTTGTTAGGAAACCGTACTACGCTTTTGCTGCTTTGCATGGCCCACCTCGTTTTGAACTGTAGAAGCAACGGCTACACTTGAACTCAGTAGGCGTAGGAGCGAGCCTGCTGTCGCTGATGACTTTAGCCGCTTCGCCCTCCCAGTATTTCCTGAGCTTTGTTTTGAGCTTGTTGAACGGCGCCTCGTAGACATGTATTACCCTCGGAAGTTCCTCATGTGACACGTACCACAGCGCGGTCTCGATCGTCCGCGGCAACTGGTGGGCCGTGAGCAGCTCGGTGAGCACATACAGCTGCAGCTGCTCCTCATCCTTCTCAGGCCGTAGCTTGCCGGTCTTGTAATCGGTAAGCCTGATGGTGTTGGGAGCCGGAGAGTGGCGCAAGTCGATTTTCATACGCCAGCGCACCTGGGGGTCGAAGTACCCACACTGCTGCCACTTGATATCGAACGCGTATTGCGACTCGCAGCGCCGCTCCGGGTCCTTGCGGATCTTCGTGAGTTCAGGCCGCAGCGCACCCATTGACGTCGGGTACTTGGGGGGCACCCTGCCTGGGTGGCCCACGTAGACCTCGAGCGCCTTGTGCACCCGGTTGCCTTCGTCCATGGCAGGTGTCGAAGGTTGCTTGAGCCCCATGATAGCAGAAAAGCGCAGTTGCGCCGGGCACCACCTCCAAGTTGATATGCGGGAGTAACTCACGGCCGTGATCTTCTTGTCTGACATGTTAAATTTACCTTCTGTGGATCTGTCGAATCAACCCACAGATACCCTATTTGCGCCGCCGCTTCTTTGGTTTTCCAAATATCTTCTTTTCAAACTCTTCCATGTTCACAACACCGCGCAAGGCTTCCTCGGCTCTGCGCAGGCGCACGTCCGCGAGCTGAGCCCGCAGATCTGTCAGGTGTTCCTTGAGATTGTTGCGTGCCAGCGATGTCATGAGCAACGCCGATTCGCACCAGTCGAGCTGTGTGACATCTGCGCTGCTCATCGTTTGGCTTCTTTCGGAACGTGCTGTTCAAAGATGACTCCTGTGTTGGTCTCTCCATTCCACAAGGCCGCCGTGCCGCCACGTGGAGGCTCAGTGAATTGGTAGGAGTTCTCAGGCACACCGATGGTTGCATGAGGTCCTGAAAGTCCAGCCGCGCGGCAGACCCGACACCACTCATTATAATCGGCGTATCGTTTCATTCACCTCTCCTCATCCGGTGCACCGTCACCCGCAGGGCCAGGATCTCGGCTATTCATCCGGCGCAGCATCCGTCCACCGGCGGTGTTGCGGCCAGCACTCTGGGCTTCCCAGGCTATGTAGCAGATGTCCGTGCAGATCCTTGGCCATGTTGACAAACCGGGTGATCTCTTCCTCGGTAGGTTCTACACGCATATCGCTCATGTCTTTTCACCCCATTCAACCCAGACGCCCTGTGCGAAGCTGGCGACCGGGTTACGACCGTTGCAGACCCCACCATCCCACTCAAGATACACGGTCAGGCAACCGTCGCCCTCCACATGGCAGGTGTACCACTTGTTAGCCCCGTCAGTCCGGAAGTATCGCACCTCTTGATCTTTCAACACAACGCGGATGGCGTTACTCATACGTTCACCTTCACCGTCTTAGCCCAACTGCGCCCCGTGGAACCGTCGGACAACATAGGTACTTTGAACTTAACGTCTGCCATGCACTCGTTGAGGCACTCGTGGGCTGTCATGTGGTTCACGAACTGGGCGAGTGTCAACAGCTCATCATGCACCTGCAGGATCAACGGGAACTCATCGTCGTAGCCGGCCTCGTAGTAATTCAACATCGCTTTTTTGGTACAGTCGGCCGCGGACCCTTGCACGTACGTGTTGAGCATCTTGTAACCGAAGTCCATCACGCGGTTGAACTTCTTTACGAACTTCGGCGGCTCGCAGTAGTAGCGCCGGCCACCCCATGTGAAGAGTGGCTCGCCCGACTTCGCGAGCGCATCCAACTCTTCCTTGAGCGTCTTCAGCCCCGGCAGCGCCGCCGCATGGGCCCGAAGTAGGATACGCGCCTGTTTCAAGGGCAACCCCAACTTCAAGGCGAGCTTGGTGATACCCATGCCGTAGATCACGCCGAAGTTGATATCCTTAGTCTGGCGGCGCTCGACTATGATGTGCACCAGTTCCTCGATCAGTTCCTTGACGGCTACGTGCGCGTCGATCTTGGGGTTGTCCAAGTACTTGGCGAGGAACGGACCGTTCTCACGATCGGCCAGGATGCGCAACTCCTGCTGGGAGTAGTCGCGCTTGATGATGCACAACCGACCCGCCTTGAACCTGACGCCGTTCAACTCAACGCCCGGCACAATGTAATCACGTACCACCGGCATGTTGGGGTCGTCCACTTTGCGCGGCACATTCTGCAGGTTTGGGGTCATCGACAGGCGCCCCGTCTCGGTACCGACCTGCTTCTTGCTGCTGCCGTGGTAGTCCTGCCGTACCTGGTTGTAGCGGGCGTAAAACCGGCCGCCGTTCTCACGGCCCTGAATCAGCCACGGCCGCATGAACGTCGATAGGAAGGTCTGTAGCTGGCTACGGCGTTCGAGCAGACCTATCAGCACCGGGTCGGCCTCGACCTCTCTCAAGCTGTCTATGGAGGTCGAACGCTGGCCCGTAGGGTGCGCCTGCGACGGATCGGTCATAATCCACTCTTTTACGGCGCCGACCCGCTCGAGCGCATCTGCCAGGGAGTCTCCCGACCAGGTAAAATCATCCCACTGGGACTTCGGGACCTTCAACCGCTTCTTGAGTGCCGCCTCCATCTTGTTGAGAGTCTTCTCATACACCGGAATGTCCTTCTCCAACCGGCGCGTCGCCACCGGCACCCCGCGGCGCTCCATACGAATCATGACCCGTGTCAGGTTGCGCTCGCGATCGTAGGCTCCGACAAGTCTGGGCTCACCCAACACGGTCTTGACATACCGGCGGAACAGACCCGCGGTGCGCGTGATGTCGCCCTTGGCATAGCGGCCAACGAGGTCGCCGGGTGCACGGGCAATGTAGGCGCCCCATCGCGTCTTTGCCTGGCGGGCCTCGGGCACATTCTTGACAATCCAATCACGCAGCTCGTCGCGTTCGGTCGGCGCCTCACCTAAGAGTTTCTCGGCCAACGGCTTCAACGAGAACGTGCTCGAACGGGGGTCATCCAAGAACGCCAGGATGAGTGTATCGTGGTGTTCGGTAGGCCACGGCACACCGACGTGTGTCTCCATCACATCTAAGTCGAACCCGGCGTGGTGCCAACAGAACACATACCCCTCACGCACCAGCGACTGATAATGGTGTTTGGCATCGGCCATAGATGAGTTGTTGTACGTCGGGTGACCCCATGCGTGGTAGAATGGCTTGTGCCCGGGTGCCATGATGGCAAGCCCTACGGGCTTAGGCGGATATCGCGGCCGCCCCTCGATGGCCTCGGTCTCGAAGTCGGCAAACGCGACGCGTTTGAGTTCCATTACTTGACATCCGTGTGTGGGTGCTGACAGTCATCAGTGATGTTGCCGTGCGCGCAGCGTGTACCCATCTGCGTGGCCAATCCCAACCTAGCCTTGGCGTTGTGCTTATCGCGTATGTCGTTCTCATGTAGGTGGATACGCTCGAGTTCCGCCGTTGCGCAATGATCCAGGTTAAGGTAGTACGCGCTGCACAACGCGCTCAAGGTCGTGCAGACGCCACCGACTTCCTGCTCCATGACACCGATGGGACGCGCATAGGCGTATCTCACCATCTGCAATGCTTCGATCTGCGTCATACCGGCAGCCTGGACCAGCTCAGCCGCTTCCTCCATGAATCTACGGCAGCGTTCGCCTTTGTTGCGCGCCACGTCCTCACCCATCACCCGCTCGACCCACAACTTGACTTTGACCTGAAAATCTGACATGTTCACGGTTTCTTCTCCTCTTGCTTTGAGCACAACGGACACGATTTCCAATCCCACACGAGTGGGCCTAACGTCAATGACGGCGGAGAGGTCTGCGGCGACGCCAAGACCTGCACCATGCCCAACCCCTTGCACATCCTGCACGATCGCGACTCGGTCATGACACCAACTCCATCTCGTCCTCGCACTCTTTCTGAAAATCGATGCCTAGGTCCTTCCTGGCGCCGATGGGCTCGTGCTGCTGATAGTCGTCGCGCCGCGGGCGCAGGCAGCAGACGCAGAACACCCACGGCCCCGAAGGAGGTGGTGGCTGCCCCTGGACGTCCACCGCATACACATCTCCACAGGGCGTCATATGACTCAAACGTTTTTCAGATCCGATGATGACAGCGACATGCTCGCCGCGCGGCATCTCATTAAAGCCGACATTTCTCGCCCACACCGGATCTCCCGGGTTGTACCTCATAACAGATCCTCCTACAACGGTACGTATCGGCGTGCTCCACACGCACAGTGCTCGATACGGTAAGACCATATGACACGTCCATATTTAACGATGGTGCTGCGGGCAACCCAACCGTGTCGCAAGCAGAAAAGTCCTTGACGACGCGTATCCACGAGCGGGATACAAATCACAATCACAGTCGATCTATTCAGTTCAGCCACTTTGGTACCAACACCGGTAGCTCATCAACAGGTTTCAATGTTGCATCCTGAGGATCAAGCGGTCGCAGCTCGGCCGTGATCTTATGGCCGAACGCGGCCTCGCGGGAGCGTATCTCCAGTATCGCCCGGTCGCAGTACCAGCGGGTGGCCTCGCGGCAGACCTCGAGTGTGGGATACGGATCGGAGCTGTTGATGATGTCGCGAAACGACCCTCCCGGCGCGAGATGCACCAGCCGCCAGCCGTCGAGATAGTGGACGTAGTGCACACGCACCAGCAGCTCGTGCTCCACAGCCTCGAGCCCGTTGAAATCCATCATGACGGCCGCGGCAACCGCGCTGCGATCTTGATGGCATCCGCCAGGATCGCGATGGTGTTTTTGTCGTCCGTGTTCTGCATGAGGTTCACCTGGCCATCCTGCTCGCTATACCACACCACCGCAACTGCGAGTGGCTCGGCGCCAAGATGCTTCTTCAGCACCTCTGTGATACCCTCAGCCAGCGCCTGACTGTTTACGTTGCTCATTTCAACCACTCCAAGAGTGCATCGGCTGCACCCACCGCAACTAACGACAAATCCCACAGCGAACCAGAACGGTTTGGGTTCGCCATGATGCCTTGCATCTGCATGGATGCCATCAGCTCGCGCTTGGTGAGACCTCCTTCGGCGACGATCACATCACCGACCTTGCGTAGGGTTGTAAAAGCAGATTCGTTCCCATTCATACTACCACCTTTGTATTGAACCGGCGCAGCCGGGTATCGTTCGGTAAATACAAGGGGTGCTTGGGTTGACCCGAAGCAGTTACCCCCAGCGAATATAGTTTCGCCGACCCCATCCAACCTACGACTGTCTGGTTTTGTCCCAGGTAGGACCCGTGATTACCCCAGGCGCAGACCACCAGACCGGTATCTAGCGTCATAGTTGCGTTCTCGACTGCCGTCATGTTGTCAACGCCTACCGCTTCGTCCAGGTTCAACCTGAAAAGCTCCTCCGGTATGGTAGCTCGGTAGGCAAACAAATTCACTACCTCGAGCCGCTCATATTTCCATCGCCGGGCAAATTCAACGCAGCGCTTGATGGTGGCATCATCGTGTGAACCATCCGCCGTGGAGGGGTTCAGCATGACAAATACGCACGACTTGGGATGTCCGAGTGGATTTCCACTGCGATCTAATACCAACGATCTACCGCTGCTTACCCAATGCCAGTTTTTCGGATCGTGCGTGCCACGCCACTCGCGCCACAACCGATAGCGGTAGCGGCCGCATTTGGATATGTCGGCGCCGGCGTCTGTGTATGTGGGTTTCATTACTGCTGCCCAACATCAGTAACGGTATGACACTTCACCGTTCAAACCAAACACCGTTATCGGGCTGATAATGTTGGTTTTCTTATACTCCTCATACCTTCGTATGATCTCTGCCTGCGGCATATTCCGATCCAGCTGGTAACAGCAGTCGATGAATGTCGCCGGTATGTTGTATATATTTACGTACGATTCTTCTAACACCGGTCTCTTTTGAACCGGTCTCTTTTGAATAGTCGGTTCATTCACGTAACGTAGTCGTTCCCACGGATCGACGCCCGAGGTAGCCGGAGCCTCTTTGAAAACTTCAGCCACCGCGCGTGCCTGCTCGAGCATTTCCTTGCGGGCCTTCTCCTTCTCACAGATCGCCTGTTGACGCGACTCCTCGCGCTCGGCGATCTCATCCAACGTCAGCTGGCGCTCAGGCATCTCCCGACGCTGCAAGCTCTTGAGCCATCCTTCTGTCTGCCGCTTGGAATCCATGCCGATATCAACAACTTCAGGCGGTGGGGTCTGCTCAGGCGTCCTAGTTGCAAGTGCGCTGATGCCACTTTTATGTATCTTGGCAGCGATGACACGCAGTTGATCCTTCTCGCAGGTGGACAGCTCCTGCCACCTCTTCTGCAACAAGTCCAAAGCCATCTTGGCAAAGCCGCTCATCGACGGCCCGTCACCACCTTTCCAGTGAAAACACAACCCGCACGGTGGGCGCCCACAGAAATCATCCCGCCTAGGCTCGTTTGGAATCCACACGACCTAACCCTCCATCGATTCGTCAAACAGCCATCCAAGCCCATCGGTCTTGAGGATGATCGACAGGTTGGTCCCACCCTTCATACCCAACAGTACGCGCTTCAACTCCGCCGCGCGAGCGTCGACGTCGAGGCGGCCCAATCGCTGGTTGAGACGGGTGACGATGTTAGGCCGCGGGTTGCCCGACTGCAGCTCGTTCAACATCAGTGCCGCCACCTGCCGCCGCGTAAGTCCTGGCAGAAGCTTGTTGAGCGTGGGCCAGCTCGAGGCGGCTTCAAACAAATCGACATCGGTCAGGAGCGCAGCACCCCCAGGTTGCTTCTTCACGCCGCCCTTCCCCGCGCCGCCTTGCGCTCCTTCTTGAGGTCCTTGACCGAGGCACGCCGGGCGCCGGTCACGGGGCGCTTAGGCGCCGGCTTCTCACCCGGTGCCATGATGGTCGGCGGCGCAAGTAGCATTTTGCCTTCTTTCACCTCGCGCATCTTGCGGCCCAGCAGGGTTGATTCCAACCAACCCTCGGACCCGACCTTGACCCCCTTGGTCGGCGTCAGCCACTCGGGCCGCACGCGGGTGATGAGCCCGCCGAACTTGGGCGTCGCGTACTGGGCGCCCTCGCCCTTGCGGGATGCCTCGGTGTGCAACTCCGTGCAGACGAGGTAGATGGGTGCGCCGTGGACGCCCGCCACCGCCTTGACGTATAGCGAGAAGGGTCTCAAACCGGCCGGTGAGAACTCGAAGGAGCCCAACTGCGGATCATCGGATTTGTCATCGGCTAACAGCAACGCAGCGCGGCGGCGGCCCTGACAGGCCCGCGACCAGGCCGACGCGTTGGGGTTGGTCGAGGTGCCGGGGCGGTTCTGCGGACACGTGGCGCAGGGTCCATCGTGCTGCTTTTTGGGCGCCGTCTCGTGCGGTGCCAGCTCCGTGTCCCGCTCGGCAAGCGCGAAACACACGGGGGATGACTTGTCATCTGGATCGTATGCGTCCTCGTAATACGCCTGTGTGAATGACGTCGCCAGGATGACGACGCGCAGGGGTTTTGGTAACTTCTCATCGTTCAACATGAACTCACCGGCCTTCAGGCGAATGATGTTCTGCGTGCCATAGACCGGCTCCGCGGCGACGAGCGCCTTGGCGGACTCCGCCATGGCGGGGAGCATCTGGCGCTCCAGCTCATCGACGCTGATGGGTAAAGTATTCTTCTTAGCCATGTTAACTCCTAGTTGGTTTCCAGGTCATTACCTGGACATGCTCATCATTGAAAGTTGGATCTATCGCACTCTCTGAATCTTCCCCACAAGCCTCCATGAGCTCACGCAGCTCTTGACACTGTTTTAGATATGCAGTCATGCTTTCGTCTGTGCGCCGCTGCGCCTCCACTACCTCACGCCGTGTAACACGCAAGCCAGTGCGGTGTAGCCCCAAATGATCGCGCAACACCCGTTTTACGTAGTCGCTCATTTGAGCCCCATCGCCCGCAGTTGCTCTCTCACAGATTCGCTGATAGCATCGATCTCCTCGCGCTTCCAGCAATCCTTGTCGGCACACGGTGGGCCGTCGTGATCGTCGTCGCATTTGACGGCAGGTTTATCCCAGTCGGCTACATGAGCTTGGATGCTGCGCTCCACGTTCGGCCGCAAGATCTCCATCAACATGGAGCCGGCAGGCATCCCATTCATTTGCCTGGTAAAATCCGTGAGCATCTTCTCAGGATCGCGCGTCTCGGCGTAGTGGCTCAACACGACAAGGGCCAACAACTCGTTCTGCTGGAGCTGTAATACGTGGGGTGTGAGCGCCTGACAGACCCAGTACATGACAGATGTCATGTTCTTCTCGAACATGTCCTCACGCCCGCGTTTGCGTGCCTCGACCAGTATTCCAAGCAACACCATAACGCGTCCCATCAACGGGCCATCAGCCCTGTCAACCTTGCCCGCGAACATTTCCTCTAATGTACTCATGACTGCAGACCTCTCGTGTTGTATTTAAAGAAGGAGCCCGCCCAACGCAGGAAGCCAGCGCTAAATCCGTGGCACAGAATTCCAACAGCTTATCTGGGTTTCCCCCGTTTTTAACAGGGACAACCTTGCTCACTTTCACCTTGCAGCCTTGCGTCAATTGAACCTTGCGCACTTTCACCTTTGAGCCTTGAGCCTCTTAAGTTGGACTTGCCATGGTTGCTTGTGGAGGATTCGAACCTCCGAGCCTTGTTAAGGCAACACCCTTTCGGGCGCCGTGTCTACCAACTTCACCAACAAGCGTTTGACGACCGCATAACGCCGCGGTCAGCGTTCTGTCTACTTGGATTCTACTCTGCGTGTCGGGCATCGTAAAAACTCTACTTCAACGTAATCGGCTGGTCTAGCCGACCCTCCAACAAATCCGTCGTCGCATTCACGATCTCCAAGTGCCCATCTATGATCGATGGCTCGCGGCGATACAGGTCCAACCGGCGGTCGCGCTCCTCCGGGTCCCAGTGCCGTACGATCTTCACCATCAGCGGATCGGCCCCAGGCGCCAGCTGCACCTGGCCCTCGCGCCGGTTACCATCACCGATGTCGCCCCACAGCCTCAACGCTAGCGGGGCCAGGTCCTTGCGGCGGTGAATCCACCCGGCAATCGTGTGAGTCACCTGCTTGCCATCCAGCTCTATCGTGACGTTGGTCAACAAGTTGGTTCGCTGAATCGCCAGGCGCAGATGCAGGATGCGCTTCAGCGTATCCTCATGGCTTTGAGTCCACTCCCGGATTTTCTGCTTCATGTCTTCGTACTTCGGCGTGTCGGTTGACAGGTTGGCGCAGTTGGCGGCAACCTTGGTCCGCAGGTCCGCCGCCTTTTCGGCCAGGTCCCGCAACTCTCTCATCGCCTGTATGATCTTCACCTTCATTCTCCTCGGGTTCGAATTGCCGCGGGTTAACCGCGCTTATCAGTATCACCGCAAACACCAGGATGAGCATCGCCAGTCCAATCACTGGCAGGATGTCAGCCAGTTGTTTCATACCGTGGCGGGGTGCGGCCCGGACGGGCTGGACGGAAGTGGGTCTGCGTAAACTCCCGGTCCGGCTGGCCGAGTACGCTCGGGGCCGCACCCTACCTTTGAAATCATGTTGGTATCTCCACCAGATATGCCACACCTGCGAATGGGTCAGACGTACCGACAGGTACCACGGACCACGTACGGCAATACATAGTACCTCGGATGAGCGACCGCCTCGCACCGTATAACTCGACGAGTCTGTGACCGGGGTACTTCGTCTGGCACACCTGGTCTGGAGGGTTGTCGTACAGTATCGCGTCCGGGTGGCACAACTCGAGCGTTCTCATAACAGCCGCGTTCTATCGCCAGCAGCAACACGATCATCGCGATCGCTGCGAGTCTGTACATCCACATCGAGAACCCTCCCGGTTGCCTTGTCGAACCTCAATCCATGTGCAGGGCAGACCAACACGCCGCCAACTTCTTCGTACATCGCCTCCACGGGCGTACCCTTGTGTGGGCAGCGCCCGTTCATAATCGCCTGGCCACAATACCGATCGCGCAAGCGCACCTGCCACGGCACGATCGCAGGTCTGAGACAGACCATTAGCCGCGGGATGAGCGTGAGATATGGCAGGATATCGGCATCCATGCAGATGCTCGAGGTCTCGAGCCTGTTCGGACTGCCCAACCGGCGCAACTCACTGCGGTATAAGTCCTCCGGCACGAACTGCCAGTTGATGTGCGCGTGATGGCCTTTGAAGGCACCCGATGACGTGTTGAAGCTGTTGGGTATGAAACCCTCATCCACCTGGAACTCGTGCAACAACGGCAGCCAACCGTTAAAACCCTGGTAGTCCCTTAGGATATACGAGCCGCCCGACGGCGTCTGCTTGTCGAGCACCACGTTGAGCTGTAGGCACAACACGTTGTACTGCTTCCCCACTTCGTAACTCATCGCCGCTCCTTACACCACCCACATGTGCAAGCGGGCCGTTTGAGTTGCCACCATAATTTGTCGGCGTTTTTCATCGCCGCTTCACCGCTAACAGCGCCAGGCTCACCTTGGCGAAGACTTCGGTGCCCGGCACGATGATCTTGGATTCCAGGCGCTCACGCCAGGCGTTGAGACCCACGCGCTTCTGCAACAGCTCGAAGGCTTTGCCTTTCACCATGTAGGCATAGAACTTGTCCCAGTCCGTGACGTTGGGAAAGGCATCCTTAATGGGGTGGTTGTGCACCTCGACCCTGGCAAGCTTGCCGCTGGCGCCCTCCAGCTTCTGCGCGCCGAACTGCTCGAGTAGGTATTGCTCCAGGCGTGAGTACTCGGCCTTGCACACCTTGGCGGCTGCGGTGTATTCGGAAGCCTCATCGTCGAGCTTCTTCATGGCGTCGATGATGCCGCCGAGCGTTTTCGGAATTGCCATTCCCATTTTGCCAGCTCCCAGATTAAACGAAAATTTTGTTTGCCTTAGCCTGGCGAGCCTTATACGCCTAAAAGATCTGTGATGTAAAGGTTTATTTTTGTGTAGTTAGTGAACGCAGCTTTGTTGGAATGAAGCTATGCTTCCTCGCGATATCCAACAAGCGGTGATACTTCTCGCTGATCGTTCTGATAAACCTGTTGTACTCAACATGTTGGGCTATGACCGTGCAGCGGTTCAGATCGGCCATAAGCCTATAATTCTCGCACCTTTCGAGCGCCTCGTCGCGCTCACGGTAAGCCTGTTCGAGCAGGACCTTGAGCCCGCCGCAGTTCTCGCGCAGCTCGAGGAGCCTCCATTTATCGCCCGCCGGGTCGGCGTCCTGCTCGAGGTCCCGCACATAATCCTTCAGCGGCTGTGGCAGTGCATTTATCTGCTCAGCGAGCGGCTTCCAGGTGATCATTTTCCGAACTCTACCTTATTGGCTGCAGCCGACAGCAACCGCGCTTTCATCGCTACGGGTCCATGCTCCTTGCGCGCAGTCTCTACCTCGATATACTTGGCCAGCCAGTGCTGGGCCTTCTTGAGGTCCTCGAGTCCGTTTTTCGTCTTCCACCGCATCACGTAGTAGAGCACCTCGGATTGGAAGACATCGAGGTCGTTCAGGATGCTGACGTCCCACGGCTCGATGCCCATCTTTTTGTAATGATCGCCGCCATGTTGGATGGCGTTGGCGTCCGCAAGGGTGCGCGGCTGGCCGACGGGCACCCTTTCCGCCGAGCAACCTGGCTTGTGGACGATCAATTGACCGTCGTCGATCGCCCACGCGCCGCAATCTGTGCAGGTGTTCATGGAATCTCCTCGTACGTATATGGAATCTGGCCTGGCGTAGCAGTAGCCACCCAGGATCTCGACCCGTACCAACTCCGGGTCCGGGTCGTCGCTATCCCGCAGCAGGTTCACGAAACTTGTGCTCAGTGTGCCCATCGCTGCCCAACACGCAGCGTCTGAAGTCGTCGTCTATGAAGTCGCACCGCAGATGCTGTGGTGGGTCGCATTTACAACGCCCTTGGAAATGCTCGCAACCTTCCTGGAGCTTCTGTGGATGCTGGGTCGCGTAGAGCTTGGCGTCCCATGCTTCCTGCCGGACCTGCCGTGGGTAGCTGCCGTGCGAGAGGGCGAAGAGTGGGTGCAGCTCTTTCTGCTCCCGGCGCCACAACAGCTCACGGGCCATGATGAGAGTATCACCGAGCACGTCGGGGTATGTGCTTAGTGTGGATGGATCGTCCACATACCCGCGCAGGCGTTGCGTTGGGACGAACTCGACCGGCTTTTCGTCTGACATGTTTCACCCCTCCCTTATGAGAAGTCCGGCCTCGAGCCGCCTTACCCTTATCCGCAGCTCGGCGATCATCCGGGCCATCATCGCCTCGCGTGCTCCGGATGTTGATGATCTCCCGTACCGGGAGTAAAGCTCCAGGTCCATCGTTCTCACCTCTGCCTCGATCTCGTCGGCGCTTACTTCTCCTCCAACCGTATTCATCGTGATACTCCTTGGGCCCACCTATGGGACACCCGCAGGCGAGCCCGCGTTGGTTACGGTGCGGCTTTGCCGTCCAGTACTTCGGGCAACACACCCAGCCGTTCAGCGGCATGATCTTAATAGCCATACACGCTCACCCGTTCTCCGATGACGCGCCGTGAACCGTGCAGGCCGAATCCCTCACGAGCTTTCCATCTTCGCTGTAGTAACAGCCCCAACTGCACTGACCTGTCGGACGCCTAATGCGATCATCGGCGGCTTTGGGTTCCACCAAGTAGGCATCGCCGTTGCTGTTGTAGGCGACTTTCGGTTGCTCGCTGGCTTTCTGAGCGTTCTGTCTGTTGGCGAATGCATCAGATAGGGCGTTCCAGAAGCGCTCGCCCTTGCCTTCGATGACATGGACGCTATGCCACCCGGGCTCTTTCGGTTCCAAGCAAGCGAGGACCTCGGCAAGTGCAGATTCGGCAGCGGCCAATCTGGTCTGTACGTTCACGGGGATGGCTACGAACTGACTGGTGCAGTTTGGGCAGATCACCATGTCGTTGTTCGGCTCGCGTGGACCTAGGTTCGTCTCGGGAGCGGGCGATAAGTTCATGAGTAGGTCGTACGCGGCGAGCAGATCATCAACGAGCGGATTTGCTGAAGGTATGGAAGCCGCGCGAAGGCGAAGCCGTTCCGCCAAGTCCTTCGCATTTGAGGGAAGTTGCTCATTCATAAATCCACCGTCCCCAATGCCAGCGAGGCCCATATATTTCGCGCATCGTTAACGACAATTTCCATGATCGATGTCGCGGGACACTTACTACGTGAACATTCCGTACCGTCCCGTTGATCGGCTTGCCTCGCACGTTGATCAGCTTGCCTCGCACGCTGATAGCGCGCGCTTCCGATGTCCGAGCGACTGTCATAGGCGCCACCTCGATTTGAACCATAGAACAGTTACCACGGCGAAAATTCCCATGCTGATCCAACCGACAATTAGACCTTGATGATATGGAGTCATGACGACCACGAATGCTCGACTACCCGAGGTGCCCCGCTTGCGAACTTCATTTCTGCAACGACTTTCTCAGCATCGGCGCGAGTCGGGAATTGCTCGGCATGGTTGGGATTGCTACACCAATCACCGGGACCGCAATAATACATGGGGGCGAACCGGGCTTCGATCAGCCACCAAGACCCATTTTCAGGTTGTGTAAATCTACCCATAGTTGTTGTTCTCCTGGCAGCATTCAAAATGTGTTTCAGACGTCATGAGTTCAACCTCACATTACGTGTTGGCCCGTCATAGTGAGCCCGGCGCACGGCCCTCAGCATCCGGCGCGCCTCGGAGCCCTCCATGTTGGTGAAGGTGGTTATGCGGCTGCCACCATGGGGCGCCGCTGCCATCACGAATGCGATGCCGTCCGCGAAGGTGTTGGAGGCGAGCTTTTCGACCGCGGTCGCGAACTCAACCCACTTCTTCTCATCTACCAGCAGTTCATTACCCATTATCTACTCCAGTGTGTTAGTTACAGTTGAGTCCATATGCGCGCTGCGCTCGGCATGGGATGCGCGCTCCCACTTATCGACATTGCGCATGGCGAACAGGACGTCGATGACACCCCTCTTGCAGCGTGTTTTGGACAACTGTTTTATGTTGGGGTTACGCCGCAATGCGCGCGCCACTGCCACCAATGAAAACTCGCTTCTAGGGTTGTGCACCTGTAATAACGAGGTCAACTCTTTTACTGTCCACAGGTCGCGCTTCGACCCCATCACATAACCATCGAAGCCACCAACTAACTCACGCACGGCGTAATCGATGAAAGAACCCGAGATGCCGATCATCCACGCTTTGGCGTCGGTCATGGGCGCAGCCCCGCGTGGGTCAAAGCCGTTCGTGTTGATATGTAACAGGTAGTCGAAGATCGCCGCGGCATTGGTTTTGTTCTTGAACCACGGATCGTAGTTCTGCGTATACCAGGCTTCAGGGTGTATCTGGTCCGATATCTCCCATACGAACCAGCGGCGGTCCTTGGCGTCGAGCGATAGCGCGTCGGGGTTGTTGGTAGTGAGGTAGATGTTGGCGCAGTCGCGCAGCTCGTATTCCACCTGAAACTTCGCATTGATCGTTACATACTCCTGGGTGATGAGGTTGTTGAGGAACGCCACGTCCTCGCGCTTATCGCGCCCGGTTACCTCATCTCCCAGTATGAACTGCTTGTGCTTGGCCCACTCGTTGAACGAGTCGTGTATGTTCTGCGCTCTTATCCCCTTGAAGTTGTCCCCGTAGATGGGCCGCATCGTCTCGGCAAGGAGCGACTTGCCGACACCCTGCATGGTGGAGAACATCAACACACCGGTATAGAGCTTGACACCGGGATGTTGTAATGGGTAAGCTAGCCATTGGAGAAACCATTTGCGGTATCTACCATCTACATCAGCATGAAACACCTGGTCCAGAAGCTCCATGAAAGGGGTAACATCACCTTTTGCAGGTTTAACACCCCAACCCTTCCATACGTTGAAAGATCCGTCTGGTGGTGTTTCGGGTTGGCCTGGTGCGTACACCAGTGATTTAGCCGTGCGTTTACCAGGCCACTTGGACCATTCTATAAATGTGTTGACCTGCTTCTGTTTGCCGTCCATGTCATACTTAACCATCGTACGATCCCCATAAGCGATCGTGGCAAGTGTCTGGAGCTTCGAATACAACGTACGGCTGGGCAGGTGATACACAGCTACCTTGTCGGTTATAATACACAACTCTTTGTTCAGATTCTCCAAAGCCACCAGATCATCGAACGGAACCGGTACCAGTTTATCAAAAGCCTCCCGGCCATTGGCGACCAGGTAGTCGTCGAGCCCGGCCTTCTCACCCGCCTTTAACGATGGCAGTCGTACGGCGAATGGATGGCCACCATGATGACGTATTACACGTGCCAGTGCGTGCAGGGCATTATCAACATGGGGGTTGGGTACGGCATCATTGTCGAAACAGATCAGGATGCGGCGACCGTTCATGAAAGGCACCAGGCTATCAATCAACGTATGTTTCTGTCCTCGAGAGCCCCAACTCCATACACCGCCCAACCCTATACACGGCAGACGTAGAAACTTGACAGCAGCAGCAGCTTTCTTCTCTCCTTCTGTAATGATGAGGTCAACCTTGGGGTCTGCTTTGACGTCGGCCCAAGTCCATTTACCGGCACACAGTGTTGGTGGTGGGAAATAAGCGTGCACCCCTGTGCCCTTGGGTTGGGTGTACTTCCACAATTTACCGGTGCCTTTGTCAACAACCTCATCCGTGAATTTGTAGCGTGAAAAACAATTGACTTTACCCGTAAGGTCGAAATAGGGGATCTCGTACCCGGCAGCCTCCTGTTTTACGAGTTTCTTCATGGATGTCGGGGTCACCGGTCGTACACACATGTGCTTGGCATCCTTGGAATCCAGACCGGACCTGCTTAGATCCTTTAACATGGACTCGTAGACGGCCTGCTCGACGACGGTCATTGATAAACCCTCGTCTCATCCTGAGATGCGTTCACAAGAGCTTCACGTATGTCGTCTATTGTTATAGGCGCTTCTGATGCTATCATGCATACCAACCCTACAGGAAGCAGCGCCAGGACCATCTGATGTGTGGCGGTGCATTTCTGTTCTTCGACCCATTCACTGATGCATGGGGGACAGTCTTGCGGATCTATACGCTCGACACATCGCAGGAGTTCCTGCGGCGTCATTTGCTCGAATACGGTCATGTCAGACACCCTCGCCGTATGTTGTAGTAGGCGACGCGAGGGCCTGTTGCTGTTTCAAGAGGTAGGGCTTCCAGATGGTGAGGGACACCACCTGGTACCAGGAAACCCAACGCGAAGCCCTCGCGCCAGTCCGAACCCTAGCAAAAAATCTAAGTGAAGTAAATAGTTAGAGTGTTTTCGTCATCGACTTAAAACAAAAGTTTAACTTTAATAAAATAGTTTAAGCTGTGTTGCGTGTGTCGAATTCGGCCTCCCCTTACTTATATAGGCTACTAAACTTTATTTTCTTATCTTTAACTCTCCTATTAGTCCTAGAAAAAGGAACCACAACACACAAACGATAGATTAGATCTATAAATATCGGCGTTTGCTCTGTGTGTTCATTTTTTAAAAACGCCTAAAAAGAACCCACAACACACCCCCTAAAACGCTGTTTCGTGCGGTAAATACCGGTATTTCGCCCCCGAAAAACTCGTCCCACAACATCGTTGATAACTCAACTATTAGTTTAAGTTTTGCAAAGCAGCCCGATGCGTGCTAGAGTGGCTCCCGCAGATACCCCCGTTACGGGCGGCCTCGAGAGGGGTTGCCCGTTTTTTCGATGGAGTTGAAATGGGTAGGGGCAATCCGGTCACGGCAACGTTGGATGCGTTGTCAGGTTTCAAAGTTCGTGGGAGTCTACCAGCGGACCTAATACCAACTGACAGAATAATTCAACGTTGGTATGTGTCAGTTACAGGGTTTCTGCCATCGGAGCGTTGGGATGAAGCGCGCAAAGCAAAGCTATCACCACTCAATGATACGCTGTCTATCATTGTTGATCAGATAATAGCCAGGGCTCCCGAACGCAGGAATGAAATTATCTGGGCCTGGTACGGAACGCCTGCCCCAACGCGCATCATTGCCGAGGAACTCGGGGTATCGTCCTCGATGTTGAAGCTCGAGCTTCACAGTACTTTGCAGTATATGTTGCTGAAATTCAAGACAAATGGGCACCCGGAGCTGCTGCGGCTCCTCCTGGTGCATGCGCGGGAGGCTTTACAGGAGCCTGGCCGTTAGGGTATAAACCTGCGGCAAGATGCCCCATCCGTGCGTGTTGGGGAATGAAGCAACACATTTCACGAGTGGAATCATTACGTGCCGAGAGCCAACACCAACGCAACACCACCTGTTAGTATGCGGGTTCCATTGACCTATCGACAGTCGGAGGCGGCGCGAAGGGCGATCAAAGCGGGAGCATTGATTCGACGACTTCAATCGTTCGCGCTCAACGAAATGGTCATGGCAACCAACGGCAACGGGCGAGGCCGTGGTAAGTTGGTTCCTGTTGACATGAGCGCTGAGCAGGTTCGCGCGGCGTTTGGTTTGCTCGCGAAAGTTTTGCCCGACGTCAACCGTGTTGAATTGGCTGGCGGCGAGGACATCGGCAAGAACGCTGCCGCGATCGATGCCACGCAGCGCATTGTTGATATGTTTGACAACACGATGTCCCCCGTGCAGGCATCAATGGAATATCAACGGCTGATGCACGAAGCCGCGCCGCTCGAGCAAGCAAAGCTCCCGGCGCCGCCGCTCGAGGGAGAGTTGGTTTGAACGTCGACAAAGTGTTGTATTGGCTGTTGTTGATCCTAGCCGCCGTTTACATTGGTATGATTATTTGAACGCCGTGAAGCCCCGCTACCGCTTCATTGCGAGATATAACATGTGGCTGCTTGCGCTGAGCGCTACTGATGAGTGATCGGTGCCCGCGTTGTGGCGATTGGGTTATGGCGAAAGACCAGCGCGATCACTCATGCCGAACGGCGGAGGGAAAGAGCGTATTCACGAGCCAGCCGCTGGGTCCGGGGTACGTTTCGCCGGACGACTACGATGAATGGATCAAGCGATATATGCGAGGAGAGGCGAATGGCGAAACGAGGGGTTGAACTAGCACGTTGGATTGATTTGCACACCGGCGGCTCGGGGTTACACGGTGACGTGCTCGAAGCCTCTTGGGCCGTGGCGCGTGAGTTCCGAGTTCCCGGGCCTGGCGGACGTCATACCCCTTTGCCTATGTGGCTTAGACCTGGATGAACGCCGCGGTACGCTTCCACACTGTTGAATCGACCAAAACCCACATCAAGGGCCAGGCGCGCACCGTCTATCTTCCCTTCGAGTTTGATTGGAAGAAGCCTGATTACAACGCGGTGTTCGAATGGCGGGTGCGCAAGCTGCTGCAGTTGCGCAAGGACCCCAAGCGCTTCACGGCGCTGCGCAACTGGTATGGCAACAACCCGGCACAGTTCATTGTTGATTGGGGTTGTACCTACGATCCACGCAACATAGAGCGTGGGTTGCCGGCGCTGTTACCCTTCATCCTGTTCCCCAAACAGATCGAGTGGATCGACTGGGCGCTCGAGCGCTGGCGTGCGTCCGAGCCTGGACTCACGGAGAAGTCGCGTGACTGTGGCGTGAGCTGGTTGTTTATGGCGATGTCGTGCCATCTGTGCATTTATATTCCAGGCATGGCGATCGGTGTTGGAAGTGCCAAGGCTGATAAGGTGGATCGTTCAGATGATCCCGACTCGCTGTTCTTCAAGGCGCGGTTCTTCATGGATAACCTGCCACCTGAATTGCGTGGTGGGTACGATCCCAACAAGCACACCTCGTACATGCGAATGCGTTGGCCCAACACTAACGCCACGCTCACGGGTGAGGCGGGAGACAACATCGGGCGCGGCGGCCGCAAGTCGATCTATGGCATTGATGAGGCAGCACACCTCGAGCACCCTGCGCTCGTCGAGTCGTCGCTGTTGTCTACAGCTAACTGTCGGCTTGACTTCTCGAGCGTCGCCGGCATGGCCAACCCCTTCGCGCAGAAGCGGCATTTAGGTAAGGTCAAGTTCTTCACCTTCCACTGGCGCGACGACCCGCGCAAGGACCAGGCGTGGTACGACAAGCTCGCAGCTTCCTCTGACTCCGTGGCCCTTGCTCAGGATGTTGACATCAACTATATGGCCTCCACAGCCGGCGCAGTCTTGCCTGCCGAGTGGGTCAACGCTGCCGTGGGTGCGGCCGAGCGGTTGGGTTACACACCTTCTGGAGTTAAGCGCGCAGGGCTTGATATCGCTGACCAAGGTCCGGCACTGAATGCGCTTGCTACCCGCCATGGCTCGAGCCTGACACATCTGCGCCAATGGCCTGGCAGGCAGTCTGACATTTATCAGACTGCAGTCAACACGTTCAACTACTGCGATGATGATGGCGTCGCGCAGTTCTTCTACGATGCCGACGGTGTTGGTGCTGGCATGCGTGGTGATGCGCGTGTCATTAACGAGTCGCGCAGGTCCACGGGCGCGATCAACATCGAGGATTGCCCCTTCCATGGAGGCGCGGGTGTCGACGATCCCGAGGGTAAGATCACGGCAGGTGCCACGAGCGATCGCGGCGAGAGGACTAACAAGGAGTTCTTCCTCAACCTCAAGGCGCAGAGTTGGTGGACTATACGTAGGCGGTTGGGTAACACATTCAGGGCGGTTACAGGTTATGTATCAGGCAAAGGATCAGTGGACTTGGAACGTGGACAATACCGGTCGTTTGATGACCTGCTCGTTGTCGACCTGGATGACTGCCTATTCATATCTCCTGACCTTGATCTGTTACCTCAGCTATTGATGGAGTTGGTGCAACCGACCTACTCGCGCAACACCAACGGCAAGATCGTGATAGACAAGGCACCTGATGGCTCGGCATCTCCCAACCTGGCGGACGCCGTTATGATCGCGTTCAACCCGTTGTTGGCGGTGTTGGATACATGGGGTAAGTTGTGAGTTGCTTTATTGTTGGTTTCGTAGGTGCTTTCACTGGTGTTGTTCTTGGGTTCATAACACCGTATATCTGGAGTAAGGTGAAAAGTGTGGTGAAGTTATGATCAGTCGAAAGAGTTCGCGCAGACCGAGAGGTCCGATAGTCGTGTTGCCTGATGGTTTCACGGCCCGCGGTTTGACGGAGCCGCAGATGGATGAGTTCTTTGCCACGGTCGACGCCATGCGCCGACGACGTACTGAGCGCGCAATAACGAGGTATCATCATGATCAGGGGTGTGCGACGTCACATGGAAGGCCCTAAGTACACGGTTACACATACCGAGTTGCGTGGGCTTACGGAGAGGCAGATGGAAGAGTTCAGAGACGCGATAGAGCGGGCGCGCAGGCGTAAACTGCTCGAGCTGTTTGAGACCGTTGTGGTGACTTGGGTATGAACAGGCCACGTGGTTGGGACCATAGATATCGTATGCCGCCCGAGTCAGATTCAGTGATCTATGTCAATAGTTTTGGTTACGCCTCGTTCAAGCGGCCGTCGTTCATCGATCCCGTGAAGTACGCCTGGAACCACATGCACCCTGACATCGTGATGCCCAAACACCTGGGCGGCATCGAGGCCGGGATGCCCGGCATGCCACGGCCCAACAAGAAGGTTGCCGATTACCAGAGGTATTCAACACTATGAACATTCTTCCCCTGGCGTTGCAGATCGCGGCGTTGGTTTGCTTCGCTATCTCCTTCTTCAATGCCCTGCCGAGGTACAACTGGATGGTGGGCGGCTTCTTCTGCCTGCTGTTATCATGGATGGTTGGTCCCGGCGCGCACATCCCGCTGCACACCGTGGGACCGTGATTGTGACAGACGAACAAATCAGATACATGGTAAACCGCTTTCTGGGTTGGCGGCTGCCGGATAATTTCAGCCCCGATGCTGGGATCAGCTTCAAGGCTTTGTTTAACGAACACACGTCGCACCCCATGGTGCATCGGCCTATCGGAACCAACCTCTTTGATGCCACGCAGGCGGAAGCCATGGTTCGCCACATGGTGGAGGGAATGCCGTGACTACCAACACGCTGCTGCGCGTCGAGCCCGGCAAGCTGCCGCAGGCGGTTGATGGCCAGGCGCTCGACTCCAACTCACTGCATGACTGGCTTGCGCTGCCTGTGCAACACTTCATCGACCGGCATCCTGAGAAGTCCAGGCAACAGTTGATCAATGAGGTGACCGAGGTCGTGGCTGAGTTGATTGGCTCCTCGACATCCGAGTGGCGCGATGCCTTGCGCATGACCGACAGGGCTAAGCGGCACCTCGAGGAGCAGGTTGGTCGCAAGTGGCGGACGTTTGTGCAGCTGAGGGCCAACGGCGGTTTGTAGAGTTGTAACCAACAAAGGGGTTCTGTGATGGGTACATTCAGGGTCGATGTTCAGGCAGTTGGTGGCCACGGTTGCCAGCGCGATGTGAAGGACGGCGAGGTGGTGCAAGGTTGTGGTAAACCTAACTGCCCTGATTGCATAGTGCGCGAATTCGTCGGCAAGCTCAAAGCCATCAGCGTGTTCAGCTACGGCGTGGAATGTCACGCGAAACTCATACATTGGCCTGGTCAGCCCAACGAGGTGGTGGACGATCTGCTCACTGGTATCCGCAAGGGGAATTTCTGACGTGGTAGCCAAGAAGCCCATAAACGTCGAGTTGGAGCTGATGCGCAAGGAGCGGGACGATGCGTTGAAGGAGCGCGATGAGGCGTTGGTAATTCTGAGTCTGATTTTTCCAGATACGTACCTATCGCCGTCTGAGAGTGTCGAGTTGAAGTTGCGTACCTATCGCAACATGGTGAAGGGCAAAGCACGTGTTTAGTCTGCACGAGCCTTGTGACGCGGCCGTGCGCCGCCGCGAAGCGCTCGACCGCCGCGAGCACGATGAGGCGTTGGCCTACATGCGTACCGAGGAGTTCCAGCGGTTGATACGCCCACTCGTGTTGGAAGCCATGCGCGGCGTTGCGAGGAGGCGCGGACCATGAGCGAGGACCTGGGACCGTTGACCCGCCCGCAAGACGTCAAGCCCCGCGTGCGTTTACAACCTGACGGCTCGATGTTGCAGATGCGGGGTGGCAAGCTCTTTACCAACGACTCGTTTGAGAACTTCCTCACCCGCACCGGGATCAACCAGGGGAATGTGTCGTCGGGCGGCACCTACGGATTCAACCCCATCACCCGGCTGCACACGCGCCTCGAGTGGGCGTACCGCGGTAGTTGGATCGTCGGCACCATCGTCGATTGCATCGCCGAAGATATGACCCGCGACGGTGTTGAGTTTAAGTCGGATGCGACCCCAGAGGATGTGGCCGACTTTGAGCAGACCCAGATCGAGGACCTCCAGGTGTGGACGTGCATGTGCGAGGTTGCCAAATGGGCACGCCTCTACGGTGGCGCCCTTGCCTTCATCATGATCGACGGGCAAAAGCCCGATAGCCCGCTCGACCCTGACACTGTTGGCAAAGATCAATTTAAAGGCATATTCCCCCTCGACCGCTGGGCCGTGCAGCCCAGCCTCCAGGAACTCGTGACCGATGCCGGACCGGACTTGGGGAATCCCAAGTACTATGAGGTGATATCTGACATCGGCAACGGCTTACCTGCCATGAAGATACATTACACCCGTGTGGTCCGCATGGAGGGCGTCAGGTTGCCGTACTGGCAGCGCATCACTGAGAATGGTTGGGGAATGTCGGTTGTCGAGCGGCTGTTCGATCGCCTGGTTGCGTTCGACTCTGCCACCCAGGGAGCCGCGCAGTTGGTATACAAGGCGCACCTGCGGACTTACAAGGTCAAGGACCTGCGCAAAATCATAGCAGCCGGCGGCGCGGCGCTCGACGGTCTGCTCAAGCAGATGGACTTCATACGTAAGTACCAATCGTCTGAGGGTATGACCCTCATGGATGTGGAAGATGAATTCGAAGTACACCCGTACTCGTTCGAGGGGCTCGATGACATACTGCTGCAGTTCGGCCAACAACTCTCCGGCGCCTGTCAGATACCATTGGTTCGACTCTTCGGTCAGTCTCCAGCTGGTCTCAACTCAACAGGTGAGTCTGATCTACGTACCTACTACGACGGCGTCAAGCGCCAACAGGTGAGTTTGTTGGCCCGCGGCGTCCGCCGCATATACCACTGCGCTTGGCGCTCGGAGCATGGCTCTGATCCTCCCAACGGGTGGAAAGTGCCGTTCAAGTCACTGTACCAGATGGACGAGGGCGAGCGCGCAGAGGTTGCATCCAAGACCACCGACTCGATCATGAAGCCATATGAGGCGGGGTTGGTGCCGGAGTCTGTCACGTTGAAGGACCTCAAGGAGTCGTCGCGCGTCACGGGCATACACACCAGTATCACTGATGAGATGATCGCGAAGGCCGAGAAGGAGGACAAGGGTGAGGTTCCAGAGCCGGAGTTGGAACCTGATAGCGGCGGCCCCGGTGATGTAATGAATGGCGAAGGCGGACCTAACGTCGGACCCGACTCAGACCCCAAGGACGGGGTGCACCCAACCGACACAAGCATATCGCTCGACGCTGCCGGGTGGGAGGAAGGTAAGCATCCGCGCGATAACGGCGGTGAGTTTGCATCTGGCGGCGGTGGGGGAGGAGCCGGGGAAGAAAGCAAACCCAAAAGCAACAAATCGAATCCCAAGCTTCCTCGATTTCGACCCGACGGTGGAACGATCGTAGATACTCCACCTAAAGGCAGTTCGGCCGAAAAGAAAGGTTTGAAGGTGGGTCACGATGTGTCAGGTAACTACCATGACGTAGACCGCAAATTCATGAAAGTGACCGGTAAGGTAATCGGGTTCGTACACAACAAGCGCGGGTCGCGACACGGCGACGTCGCGATCTACGACGAGAAGGGTGGGACGCTCTACTTCGTAGATAGCAAGAATGTTTACAGGCAACGTTGATGCCGCCTCGAGGGTTGTCCGGCCGCGCCTGCAGGCGACCCAGGCCGAAAAGCGGTATGGCCGGGCACTTGAGGCGCTCGCATCCAATGTTGGGAAGCTCGCCGAGCAGGTTGATCCCGATGACCTCCCGCGTATGATGCAGGCATACGCAGACGCATTGCGGCCGTGGGCGACCCGGGTCGCGACCAAGATGGTGGCCGAGGTCGATGCGCGCAACGTGGCCGCGCTGTCGAAGCTGGACGTGTCCTCACGTCTGCGCCGTGACCTGCGCGACGTCGATGTTGACTTTGCAGGTTTACAACTCATTGAGCGCCAGGTTGAGTTCATACTCGACATTCCGCGCAGGGCGGCCGAGCGCGCGAGTGAGGATTACGACCCGGTGGCGGCCGCGCGTTCGAGTGCCCGGCGGGTTGCGCGGCTCGCGGTATCTGAAGCCTCCACCGTGCTTACCAAGGCGCGTGCAACCTCGGTTGGCTCGACACACTACGTATGGCGCACAGCCCGCGACTCGAAGGTGCGCGAATCCCATCGACGCATGGAAGGTGCGGTGTGTGAGTGGGCCAACCCGCCGGCGGTGCCAGGCGAAGGCAACCACCATGCGGGTGAGATATGGGGTTGCCGCTGCAGAGCGGAGCCTATCATTAATGACCCGTACGCACCCGCGGTGCGCGGCAAACGAAGGAGGTAAAATCAATGGCTGATACACCTATATCGCCTGGTACAGGCTCTTTGGCAATTGCGACGTTGGCCGCAGTCGCATTGCTGCGGACCGTCACGGCGATAACACCCACGGTTGGTGCTGTAACGGCTGCCGGCGTTGCCCCGACGGTATCAAAACCAACAGTTACGGCGATGGTTCCGACCGTGGGTGCGATCGCCGTGGCAGGCGTGGCCTCTACGGTGGCGCAGTCGATCGGGCCCGTGGTCAGTGTTGGGGTGCCGTTCGAGTCGGCGACCATCACGTGGCCCTCGATGCCGAACGGGTTGGCTGGCTCGATCCACCCACCCATGCGGTACCGCACCGCTTCGTTCCAGGTGTTTGGCGTCTTTGGCGCCGGCGGTTCCATAAAGTTGCAGGGCTCTAACGACGGCGCCAACTGGGCGGACCTGACACCAACGGCACTCACGGGTGCCGGGTGGTTTGCTGCTTTGGGTGCGAGTGAGAGGCCCAAATACATCCGGCCCAACTGTACGGCCGGCGATGCCACGACCGCTCTCACGGTCGTTGGTTGGTTTTCATAAAGGATTAGGAGGCCATGCGATTAGATATCTACATACACATCGTTAACGACGATGCGACACAACATTCGATACTTGAAAAGGTGACCCAAATGGCTGTTGATATGACCAAACTTGTGGCTGCCGTCGCAGCCGAGAAGACCGTCCTCGATTCGGCGATCGCTTTCATCAATGGTGTTCCGGCGCTGGTGGCCGCGACTGTCAAGCAGGCGCTCCTCGACGAGGGCGTTGCAGATGCCGCGGCACAGGCTGCCGCAGACCAGGCTCAGGCTGACATCGAGGCAGAGACCGCCTCCGTGCAGGCTGCTCTGACAGCCACCCCGACACCTCCGGTGACGCCAACACCGTGAGTTTCTTTTTGTTCGTAAAAAGGGTGCTGGACTTGGCCGGCACCCGCAACATACCAAGCGCTTGCGACGAACCGGCATTTGGCGGTATTGGACGCGTGGCGCACGACATCCGAGGAGAATGCAACATGTTTTCAGGCGACGCAGGATTCTTGTCAGATCCACCCGTGCTCACCGTCAAGGAGAACCGCACGCACTGCGAGGCGTGCGGTGCGAAGCTCGAGCCCAACGTCATGCACAAATGCGCAGGCAACGAGGAGTGGAAACCCCAAACCATCACCTCTCAGGATGTCGGTAGTATCGATGATGTACTGGGGGTGGCGAAATGAACGCCGCCATCGAGCGTGACGAATTGGAGCGGCGATATCAGGGACGGCGTCAGCCGCAAGACGCCTCGTGCCACCTGATCTGGCAAGAGGGTGCGGCCGAGCTGTGGGTTGGCAACAAGGAGGCTTCGCAGACGTTTACCGGCAACGTGTTGTGTGTGCTTGAATACCCGCACTGTTGGCGTGCGGATGGTACGACGCACATACACATCATGTACGATAACATGGCGCTGCGCTCACAGTTGGATGCGGCTGCCGAATTCATAACCCAGCACATGAAGGTCGGGTCCAGGCTCCTCGTACACTGCGCGGCTGGCATGGAGCGCTCGCCGCTCACGGTTGCCTGGTGGTTGGTGAAGACCGGACGTTGCCCGGACCTCGATGCGGCATACGTCACGTTGCGCGCGGCGCGTCCCATCGTCGCCGATCGGCGGAATTGGATCGAGCCTGACATACAGCCTAAGGAACTCGAGGAGCTGACCGAGCAGGGCAAGTACGAGTTGATGTGGAAGTACCCACAGTATCGTCGCGTGGCTCCAGGCGCGCAGGTGGCTGAGCAGTTCCTCAGGCTCGCTCAACCGCGAACCGGCAGCACCGTGATTGACTTCGGTGCCGGCACGGGCCAGGGCGCGATGTGCATGGCGCTCGCGGCGGACCTCCTCTACCGCCAGCCGGTCAAGGTGCACATGTTGGACTTCGCACGCAACTGTCTCGACGACGAGGTGCGCGATGCAGTCGCAGCGCAGCCGTTGCTCGAGTTCACCCAACATGACCTGACGAAGCCTGCGCCCCTCTCGGCGCCTTATGGATTCTGCACGGACGTCATGGAGCACATCCCACCGGACCAGGTGGACCTGGTGTTGCAGAACATACTGGCTGCGGCCCAGCATGTGTTCTTCCAGATCAGTTGCACCGACGACTCGTGCGGAACGTTGATAGGCGAGAAGTTACACCTGTCCGTGCACCCGCCGGCCTGGTGGAAGGAGAAGTTGGAGAAGTTTCAGTGCGTCTTCCACTACTGGCACGCGGCTGATGATGGGTCAACATGCATCGCGTACGTATCGGCCTGGGCCGACGGCCAGGAGGTTGTCGACAAAGGTGAACTTAACACCGAGGAGGAGACCATCCGCGCCAACGTGCGGGCCAACCTCTTAGCCGGGTGGAAGCAGGTACGGCCATACGAGCCACAGCATACCGAGGTGATGATCCTGGGTGGAGGTCCATCGCTCAACGGACAGCTTGACACCATCCGGCGCATGTCGGCTGAGGGTGTCAAGATCGTGACCCTGAACGGCGCGTACAACTGGGCGCTCGAGCACGGGTTGCAGGTGGGTTCGCAGGTCGTCGTCGATGCGCGCCCGTTCAACGCTCGCTTCACGAAGCCGGTGGACCCGAAAACCAACTACCTGATTGGATCGCAATGCGACCCCAGTGTGCTCGAGGGTTTGCCGAAGGAGCGCACGTTCCTGTGGCATACGACCGCGGAAGCGATCCGTGACATTCTAGTGGAGCTGTCACCCGACGATGCGCAGGGCCGGCCAACCTGGTTCGGCATCCCTGGCGGTACCACGGTGTTGCTGCGTGCGATCCCGCTCCTCAAAATGTTGGGTTATCGGAAGTTCCACCTGTTCGGGTGTGACTCGTGCGTGGTGCACAAGGATACGTGCTCGGATGACAACTCTGATTTCTGGAATCATCACGCCTACCAACAGGTTGAGAACGACGGTGTGCCACTCTACCCCGCTGTGGTTGGCGGGCGCACATTTCGCTGCACCGCCTGGCAGATCGCCCAGGCACAAGAGTTCATTTCACTTATCAAGCATATGGGCGATATGTTCGAGCTGGAGGTGTACGGTGACGGCCTGTTGCGTTGGATACTGCAGCACGGCGCGGACATGTGCGACGAGATGGATGCCCATCGAACTGATGAGGCTCTTGGGATCGAAACTCCCGGCGCCCCGTGGGGAATGTGATGAGTAACAAGGGATCGTCTCAGCAACCTGCCCGCGCGTCCGAACGGTTGTTCGGGCACGCGGCTTTCGAGACACGTGATTTTGCACTTGCGCGCAACCGGCGGCGCAAGGCTAACAAGGCTGCGAAGGCGGCCAAGCGTAAGAACCGCCGGTAGTTTCAATTCAAACACTCGAGGTAATTCAACATGGCAGCTGGTGCATGGAAAATTTACACCCGCGCAAAGCGGTATCTTGGGGCCGGTTCCGGCACCATCACGCTCGGCGCGGGTGTGTTCAAGATGGCCCTACACAGGACGTCGGCGTCAGCCAACATCCTGAAGGTATCGAACGGTGGCATCTCCACGTGGGGATCGATCGGTTCGGAAATCTCGGCGACGGGCGGATATGCCGCCAACGGCAGGAACCTGCCGCCGGCCACGGGCAAGTGGACGGTGGGTGCCTCGACGAAGCAGATGAAGTTCACGTACACGACCGCGGGCCTGGTGTTCACGGCCAACGGCGCGAACCTGAACAACATCCGTTACGCCGTCATCCGCAACTCGACGGGCGCGGGCGCAGGCAAGGCCCTGTGCTTCTGCACACTGTCGACGGCAGCCTTCACCATCACCTCGCCCAATACGCTGACGATATCGCCGGCGGCCACGGGCGTGTTCACGATGGCGTGAGGTCCGTCGTTCGTGAGTACCAACTGCGCGCTGGGGTCTGACGGTGGGAACTAACATTGTCTTCACCCCAGCGCTGCAGGCGCCTATCGGACTCATGCCATCTACGGGCGCGGTTGCCTGCGTTGGCAACTCATCTGGAGGTGGGGCCTTTGCGGCTGTGCAACCGCCGCAGGGTGCCTTGTTGTTTGTGACCGCCGCGCCGTCGATGGCGTTGGGCGTAGGCACGCAGGCGGGTGCCGTTGGGTTGGCGGGTCAGCAGGCTGCGGTCACGCAGCGTGCGGCAACATTGCGTAACCCCGCAGTCGGAGGCGTGGGCCTAGCTGGGCAGGCGCCTGTCGTTGCAGTGACTACAAGTCAGTTGAGTGCCAACCTGATTTACTCGGATAACGTCAAGGGGCCTAACTGGCAGGGCGACGCGTCGTTCGGTACTGGGAGTGCCGTCAACTATCAGGATACGACCCACCCACAGAGTGGCCATACGTACTCCATAGCGGTGCCGGCCAACACAGTCTGGCAGCCGCAGAGTACCAATTGGGACGGCTCCCTGGGGGGTGGGTTCGGCGCTGACATCTCGCCTTATGTTGGGTTGCAATTCGATCTTTGGACGGCGAACCCGACCCACCAGTTCGACATGCAGGCGCACTACGATGGCATCGTGGTGTCGGGTGGTCAGCCGGTCGTGGCGCCGACATACCTGGATAACATCACGGAGGTCGTTGGTACCCTCGCCGGCAGTGGGTGGAACACTAAGTTGTTCATACCGAGCGTTGTGTTGGGTCAGCTCGGCAATGTGGTCGGGTATCAGTTCTACATACGCGACAACAATGTCGGTACGGTGTACCTTGACAACGTTCAGTGGGTGGCCGGCCCCTTTAGTTGGATCTACTCGGGAGGACAGGCGCGGACCTGGAACGGGAGTTCCTACACGCGCGACCCCTCCACCCCATTCAATGGTTGGTCCGATGCCAGCAGCAATGCGTCGACTAACTACGCGCAGGACCCCAGTGGTCTATCGGTCAAGTGTGGACCTACGGGCTTGCAGAATCCGAGCGGTACGGTTGCTCCGGTGATAACGGATCTGTGGGTGGCGTATCAGGGTCAGACCGCGCCGGGGCAGGCAACCATCGGAGGTACCAACAACAGTTCGTTGTTCGGCTCGGTGGATTCGATGACGCTGGCATGGACTTCGCAACCTGGGTCGTTCCCCATATCCGGTTACAACATCTACCGCAGTGAGGATCTGTTTGTAACCCGTGTCAAGCTCAACTCCAGTCTGATTCCGGCTGGTACGACGAATTACCAGGACAACACGGCCGTCAACTGCGTCGCCACCTTCTGCGGCGGTTCGACCAACCCACAATCGGGTGCCCCGGCGCTGTGGTGGCCTGCGCGTAACTACCGTTACAAAGTTGAGGCGGTGGATTCGCAGGGTACGGTAGGTCCGCTCAGCGCCACGCAGAAGATGTACGTTTACAACTTCAACTCCGGCGGTCAGAACAACCCTACGATCAATGGGAATCCCGCCGGTGGCATGAAGTGGGGTGGAGACCTCGGTGGTGGCTTCGAGCTGTCGTACAACGACACTGGACCTAACGAGACAGGTCGCGCGATCCTGGTAGGTGACAACGCGGGCTACTGGTTGCCTACTTCGGGTTATATCTATCCGCAGTGGGCGAAACAGGTGGGAGGCACCGATTACTTTTACATCGATATCAACTTCGCGATCGTTGGCGGCCTGACGTTGCATGCTGAGTTGAATCCCAACGATCATAAGATCGATTTGTTGGCCTCGGCGCACGCGGCCCCAGGCAACGCCCCGGGTAACCCGTCGTTGGATCTGACGGCGTACTGCTACGCGGTCAACGGCGTGGTCGATTCCCGTTGGCCCAACATGCCGATGTCCGCCATCCCCACCGGCGTCTACTGTACGTTTAAGGTGCCGCGCACGCACTACATGACCGATGCGGGTACGTTGCAAAACTGTGTGTACAAATGGTTGATCAACAAGTGGGGTGGATCGATTGGCAACGGAACTCGGTTCGACAAGATCTTCTACGGACCTTAGATGGCTATCACTGCGCCCTGCCCCGTCGCCAAAGTAACTGTCACCGCTGCAGGTGGTATGTGGCGTTGCAACCATGCCGGGTTCAACACGACGTTGTATGGATACTTCACGTTCTCGGCATTGCCAACGCAGGCGGGTTACAAGTATCTGGTGCAGTTCTACAACACGAGCGGCGCCGCGGTAGGCGTGGCGGTCGATCCGTCCTCTTACACGCACCACGACCACGGCATCGGGTCGGCCAATTGGACAGTATACTCCATACCATTGTCGGCGTTCGGCAGCATCGGGACGGTAGGCGGCGTTAGCATCAAAGACAACAGCGGCGCCGCATCTAACACGTTCTACCTGTCGGCTGTTGGGTTCTGGGGCAGCCCGGCCAGCGGCTTCAGGTTCGCACCTGGGCACTATGCGCATAGCCGGTTTGGTTATCACTTCGACACGCAGACCGTCTTCGACGGCATCATCAGTGATCTGCAGACATTGCCCGTGCCGTTCCGTGGTGTGTCCATCAACGCCTACTACGGTAATTTCGATAGGGGTACGAGCAGTGCCGACTTCAGTCAGGGTATAACCAACGTCCGTACCGTGTTGGACGCGGCCCTGGCGGCTGGCAAGTTCGTGGGGTTACATTTCAGTGAGCAGAACTTCACCAGCTCGGCGTTCCCCAATTCACCGACCTATCCGACGTGGTGGAACTCCGGGTGGTGCAAGACTGGCAGCGTTCCGCAGATCTACGCCGATCTGACGCAGACGGCCGTAGTCAACACCATCACGGCGCAGATCCAGGCTTATGGCGCAGCGTTCAAGGATCACCCGGCGCTCGCGTGGTTCAGCCCGTTTGACGACTCGTCGATTAGCACGACCAACTTTGATGGGACCACGTACTACGCGAACCGGGTGTCACTGTTCCAAGTGGCAAGAAACGCCTTCCCTCGGACGATGATACGAGGCTACTGGAGTTTCACCAATCAGGCAGCCGCGCAGTACCAGGCGTTGATTCAAAGTTGCTTCAACTTGGGGGGCTTCCTGTTGGCGTCTCCCGACCCGCCGCTCGTCGGGCCTCTTCAGTCTAACATCAATCGGGACATTACCGGGTACCGCGTCTACAGGGGTGACATAGGCACGGTTGATTTCAGGCCCAACTATCGCGTGGCTGCTGAGGTCCAGGACATCGGGCTGAGTGTGTCGCAGAATAACCTCTCCACACCTTCGAATATATTCACGTACCTGACGTCGACCAGCCAGATCAACCCATCGTTCATGATCTGGCAACAGGAGAGTGACGGCAACGCGCAGACCAGCTGGTCGGCTATCAAGACCTACGTGGCAGGTCTCGGTGGTCCCAATTATGGTATCCGGGTAACCTCGCCTAACGACGGGTTTGCATATCAACTCCTATGACGTTCGCACTCAGATCAAAAACTGGATTAGTACCTAACGGGCCGTCGTCGTTCCCGGCGGGCGTGACGCCGGGTGACCTGTTGGTTGGGTTTACGGCGACTGATGGCAACGGTCAGACGTTTACCACGCCCAACCCAGGCGGTACGCAACCGTGGGTCAGGCTGGGTACGGCTGTCAATGCGACCTCCGTGTGTGTCATTGCGCGTTTCTACCAGGCAGGTGACACGGTGCCGCCGTTCGTGTGGTCCGGTGGCAATGTCGAGGCTGACATTGCGGCGTTCTCGGGCGGCACGTACACCGACCTGGCGACCATCGTCGATCAGTATTCGGACCGCGCTTCTACGAGCACCACGCTGATAGTGTTGAATGGTGGATCATTAGCGCCCACGAAAGACAACGGCTTGGCTATCATGGGTGGCCGGATACGCAAGACCAGCGTGTCTGACGCTGCGACGTTCAGCGCCATGCCGACTGGTTTTACCAAGCTCTCGAGTGCAAATCCAAACGGCAACAATCAGGCGACGGTCTGGATGTATTCCATCCAGGGCGCCAAGGCTACGATCGCACTCCAGCAGACTGTTGCGATGAACGTGCCAGAGAGTGCGGGCCAGAACACCCAGGGGTTGGGGATGGTGCTGTTCGTCGGTACGGCCGTACCTTCTGGGGCTGTCGCGCTGGCTGGAGGCAACCCGAACGTCATACGTGCGCTCAATTCCGTACTCACACCGGTGACTGCCTAAATGCCAGGCTCAATACGCCAGAAAGTCACGCTGGACCCGACGCCGTCCGACATGGATATGATGTTCGGCACGCCTGAGGCCATGTGGGCGGCATTCCCACTGGCTACGTTGCCGGGTAGCACCATCCTGGCGATGACGCAGATCGCCAACCTGTCCAGTAACACCATCACGGCTTTTTCCGATACCGTCAATGGCTCCTGGCCATCGGCGTTGCGACGCCTGAGTAATCCGTCCTTCGGCAGTGACAACGCCTTGTGGTGTCTGCAGAACGCAGCGTCTATCCCTGCCGGGGCGTTCGGCCGGGCGACTTCGGCTGGCACCAAGACCACACTGACGGACAACAATAACACGTGGACTACCAACCAATGGGCGGGCGCTTTCTTCCGCAGCGTCAACCAGGCGTTCGAGACGACCGTGCTGTCCAACACGGCGCACACGCTCACGTTGAGTTCGTCACTGCCTGCGGCGGTTGCCAACGGTGAGACGTATGTCGTAGGTGGGTGGTTGAAGGCGACAGCCAGTGGCTTCGATGACTTCAACGCGTTCACTATAGTCGAGGTGCAGGGAGTGGCGGCATCGTCACTCATCGACCACAACGCCGCGGTCACTACTACGTCCACTCCTGGCACTAACGATATCTCGACGGGCTCCATAGCGGGAGGCTCGGCGCCGGCGACCATCGTGTGCTTCGGTGTCAACGATGTTGATAATCACACGACGTACGTGCCATTGGCGGACACGACGGCGACGGATGACGGTACGGCCTGGTCGTGGAGCCTCGGCCAGCCGATCATGCGCATTCAGCATTACAACAAGACCAACCCAGGTACGTTCACGGGTCACTTCAGCTCGCAGGCCACGGGTGGAGACCATTACCAGTCGTTCATAGTCGGTCTACGGGACGCGACCAACGCCCCGACGGCAGGCAGTATCGCGCTGACCGGTCTCGGGCCGGTCATGAATATTGGCATTAAGGTCTCCACGGCATCCTTGGGGTTGACTGGAGTTGCATCGGCCGTATTGCCTGGTGTTGCCCCACAGATGTTGCAGGGTGTGCTGCAGCTTGTTGGATTGGCACCGCAACTCGCTCTCGGCATCATACTGACAGGCGGTGGAAACCTGGGGTTGACAGGCAACGCTCCGGTTCTGTCCACCGGCAATACGACTCTGATACCCGGTACCGGAAGCGCGCAGATCACAGGCGCCGCCCCTGGACTGCTCCCCAAGGTTATACCGACCGCAGGCGCGCTCGGGTTGGTGGGAGCGGCTCCGCAGTTGGGCCTGAACATCGTCATGGGTGGTGTCACCACAGGGGCATTGAGCCTGGCGTCGAGCGGCCCCAGCATCGGTCCCGGGATCGTACCTCCGGCCGGGACCATCGTATTGACGGCCGTCGGGTTGCGTGCGCCTAACATAGCCCCTTCTGCCGGTAGCCTGACACTGACCGGACTGGCTCCGACACCCAACCAGGGCTCACCCATAGCGGTGCCGGCTGCGGTTGCGATTTCCATGCAGGGGGTGGCGCCCAACCTGACTTTGAGCGTGCCAGCTCCGCCTACCGCCAACCTGGTGCTGGGTGGGTACGCTCCGCAGTTGTTCTTCCAGTATTTCCTGACGCCGGGCACAGGTGCCCTATCTGTGGTTGGCAACCTTCTTGGGGGGCAGGTCACCAACGTCCAGTTGGGTACGACGCCGGGCCAGGTGCTCATCTCTGGTGCGGCGCCTGCACTGGGTATAAGGCTCAACACGGCGGCCGGCGCGTTGGTTGTCGCGGGTCAGGCACCCGTGATTGTTGCCGGTACAGTGTTGGTACCGAGTACGGCGGCGTTGCAATTCTCGGGGGCGGCTCCCGCGTTTGCCGGCGGGCTCGGGTTGGCACCGAGCGCCGGAAGCCTGTCACTCGCCGGCACGGCGCCGGTGGTGACGCGGACGAACGTCATACCCGCGGGCTCTGTGGCCATCGCGGGGCAGGCACCGAAGTTGGGTCTGACGATAGCCCCGTCGGTTGGCAACCTGGCATTCGCGGGTGCGGCGGGTACGGTCAACGGCCAGACCATCATCGTACCATCCGTAGGCGCGTTGTCGTTCTCCGGCTCTGTTCCGACGCAGAATTACTTCAGGACGCCTTCGCCGGGTGCGGTGGCCCTCGCGACGGCACCCCCGGTACTCAATCTCGGCATGACTCCAGCCGTCGGGTCGTTGGCTGTGTTGGGTGGCGCGGCATCTGTGTCACAGGCAGGTTTGCCACTTCCGCAGACTGGCGTGATCGCCGTGACGGGCGCGGCGCCTCGGATGGACCTACGTATTGCGGTGCCGGCGGGTGGGCTCGCGCTGTCGAGCGCCCTACCTTTGGTCAACTCGCTTACGACGTTGACACCTGCGGCGGGGTCAATTACTTTTGCGTCTGTTGGTTCAGGTGTTTTACACGTGGGTGTCATCGTCCCACCATCTGGCCGGGTCGGGTTCTCGAGCGATCCGTCGCAGATGTCGCGGCAGGGGTTCGCGGCACCAGGTACGGTCAGGATCAGCATCAACGGCGGCGTCCCGATCGTATACCAGACTACCAACGGATTCATCATCCCGGGCACCGCAAGCCTGAGCATGGTTGGTCAGCCGGCTATCAACTCGCTGTACACCATGGACGATCCGCTGATAGTCATCTTGCCGGGTCCCGTGGACTACATAGTCATACTGTAAGGGTGCATCGATGCTTCAATTTCCAGACATAGACCCAGATGCGATCAGAGTCCTGGCGTTTGACGCCAGCAACCAGTTGCGGCCGGATGAAGTGTTGATGGGTGGGGTTACGATCCTGGCGTTGATATGCACGGCCGGGTTGGACCCGAACCCCAACGGCATGGTCATCGGCCCGACCTCATACGACCCTGCCGGGCGGCAGATGCTGGTTCCGGTGGCTCCCACCCTGCTTCGCAACGGTAACGATTACGAGATCGAGGTCGCATCTGCCACGAACCAACCCCCGAAGTTGATCGTGGGCCGCGCGCTACTGTCTGTCAGGATATCATAGCTATGCCTATCCACAAAACATCGGGTGGTTGGCAGTGGGGTAATAACGGTCACGTGTACCCCAACCGCGAGGGTGCCGAGAAGCAGGCGGCCGCGGCGCACGCGCATGGTTTTACCGGAGACGCCAACGCCGCAGGCGTCGCCCTGCGTTCGCCCCAAGGCCGTCTGCTGTTCCTCAAACGCAGCGACGCCGGCGATCACCCTGGTGAGTGGTGCTTTCCCGGTGGGAAGATCGAGGCGGGCGAGGATTCACTGGCTGCGGCGTTGCGTGAGACCCGTGAAGAGACGGGACACAACGTCAAAGAGACGACGCCGGTTGAGTCACGCAACGGATTTGCGACGTTTGCGGAAGCGGTCGAGCAAGAGTTCGTCCCGGCCTTGAACGAGGAACACACGGCCTACGCCTGGGCGAACCCGTGGGACGCGCCAGAGCCGTTGCATCCGGGCGTCAAGGAGACTTTGAGCATGCTGTCGTCAAACCGCATACACGATGCTGACACGTTGGATTTTGCCGGGTACTACGCGCCCGAGAAGATCCGGGGCACGGAGAAGCGTCGCATAACCCCGGAAGGGTTTATGGTCATCGAGGGTAATCCGATCGCCCGCATAGGTGAGCAGGTCTACAACTCGCGCGAGATCAACAAGGATGTGTCCACCGATGACCCGAAATACATCAAGCCCAACGGCTCCGGCGTCATCGTAGTCGAGCGCCTCGAGGAAGAGGTGTTCCACCCGGAGACGCTCGCCTCCTTCGAAGGCAAGGATCTGACCATCGAACACCCTCCAGAGGGTGTTGATATCACCAACTGGAAAAATATGACCGTGGGGCATGTGCAGAACGTGCGCCGCGGGACTGGCATCGAAGACGACCTGGTGCTCGCCGACATCATAGTCAAAGATCCGATGGCGATCGAGCACATCAACAAATACCTCCCGGAAATCTCGGCCGGTTACCGTGCCGATTACGAGCCGGTCGAGCCTGGGAGGGCTATTCAGCGCAACATTATCGGCAATCATGTGGCCGGGGTAAAAGCCGGGCGCGCAGGTGCCCGGGTTGCAATCCGTGACCATGCAATAGATACAGGAGACATAGATATGCCCACGCCAAACCGGACGTCAGTGTTGCGCGCAGTGCTCGCAGCAATTGGGGTCAAGACGGAAGACGTTGCCCGAGTCGAGTCGGCCGTGAGTGCGGTCGACACTATCGACGAGTCCAGCAACGAGAAGGAGACCGCGAAGAAGATGCACGAGATTTCGAATGACATGAAGGCCGTCAAGGACTGGATGGCTGCACGCGATGCCGAGCGCGAGGAGGAGAAGAAGATTGCGAAGGAGGCGCTCGACAAGAAGACGCGCGATGCTGAGAAGGAGGAGACCGAGAAGGCTGCGGCAGCCAAGGAGTTGGCTGAGAAAGAAGCTGTCGGTGACACCATCATCGAGGCCGAGGGCACCGGTAGCGCGGTCAACCTGGGCAAGACCTGGAAAGGGTCGATGACGGGCGACGCAGCCGCCGAGGAGCCGATCCTCTCGGCGATCAACGCCCGCGCGGAGATCCTGGCACCGGGAGCTCCTAAGCTCACGGCGGACTCTATCAAGGGCAATCAGGGGCGTGCTCTCGCGGCACATCTGCGTTACGTGTTGACGCAGCATGCCACCACTCCCACCGGCCGCGTCAATGTGCAGCAGTTTCTCGTTGGTGATTCGATTGAGAAATTGAGTGGCACCAAGCTGGTAGGTGTGTTCAACGGTGCCGCGGCGTTGGCCCGTGCCAAGAACAACCAGTTGTCGTTGGTGACGGCGCGTCGCGCGACTTCTGATGGAGTTAGCAAGGCGCCACGTACCGCGGCCGAGATCAATGCTGCCAACCGTGAGTATTGGGCAAAACGTAACGGCGGGGCGTCTTCGTAAAACCCTGGCCATTTCATAGAAAGAGGATACAACATGTCTGTTATCACATTTCGGATGCCTTTCGGTGTCCAGGGTGACATTACCCGCCCTTCACAGGCGCACGTCGAGTCACTGGTTTTGGGTGCAACGGCGTTCGCACAGTTCGGGCTCCCGGGTAAGGTCTCCGGCAACAAGTTCATCCCGGTGGCTGCCAACAACGATGTTATATACGGATTCCTGGCACGTCCGTTTCCAATTACTGGAGCGAGCGCGTCGGACCCGCTCGGAACTTCGGTTCCTCCCGCCACGGGCATTGCCAACGTTCTGAAGCGCGGTTACATATCGGCACTCGTGCAGCTGAACGCCGCGACCTGTGCGTTGGGGTCTGGTGTGTTCGTGCGGTATCAGAACCCGTCAGGCAGTCAGATTATCGCAGGTGTCGAAGGTGCGACCACCGGCAACAACTACCAGATCCTGACGGCGACCGCCGCCCAGAACACCTATTTCACTGGCCCGGCGGATGCCAACAACCTGGCTGAAGTCGCTTTTAACATCTGAGGCTGGAGCCCAGAGTCAATTTGAGGTAAAACAAAATGATCCATGTAGCGTCAGCCTCGCACAAGCGAGGAATCACGTTGCCTTTGACTGTAGTCAAAGACACCAACACCCCGTTGTTTCGGCGCCGGAGCGTCAGCGTGCCGGAGGCTGCGCGCATGCTGCGCAACGTCGATACACGGGATTCGTTCACATTCGATGCCGCCACCGCGGATGCCGCCGGCGTGTTCCTGGTGGGAGAATTGGAGCGGCTCGACCAACGGTTGCACATGCCACTGGCATCGGTGACCTGGAGCCGGGACATCGATCTGCGCGAAGATGTTACCATCGCAGATGAGCGTTCCAGCTATACCAACAGCCAGTTCGGCCAGGTTCCGGGCGTGGCTGGTTCCAACAAGGCGTGGGTCGGCAAGGAAGCCAACGCCATCGTCAACGTGTCGCTCGACATCGGCAAGACAACCCAGCCGCTAGAGCTGTGGGCGACGACACTGTCGTGGACGATCCCCGAGCTGGCGTCCGCGCAGCAGGTCGGCCGCCCAGTGGACGACCAGAAGCATATGGCGATGCAGTTGAAGCATCAGATGGACTGCGACGAGCAGGTCTACGTGGGTGATGCTGCGTTGTCTATGCCCGGCCTCCTCAACCATACGCTGCTGACCAACGTCGGCAACGCGGTCACGGGCAGCTGGGCAGGTGCGACGCCGGCGCAGATCCTGGCCGATGTCAACTCACTGCTCAACAGCGTGTGGGCTGCGGCGGCGTGGGCGGTGATTCCGAATCGCCTGCTTCTGTCTCCGACCGAGTATTCGATCATCGTGTCTACGTTGATCAGCTCAGCAGGTAACATCTCAATCAAGAAGTTCCTCGAGATGAACAACCTGGCGTCGGCGAACGGTCAGCCGCTCGAGATCCAGCCTGTCAAATGGCTGCTCGGCACCAACAACTCCAACACCTTGGGCGTCGCCGCGACCAACTCCATGTTTGCGTACGTGAAGGACCCGTTGCGGGTGCGGTGGCCGTATGTACCGCTGCAGCGAACCCCCCTCGAGTGGCGGTCTATATGGCAGATGGTGACCTACTACGGACGTCTGGGTGTCATGGAGATGGTGTACCCAGAGGTGTGCGGACGTCGGTCTAATCTGGGTTGAGGTTCTGTCACTCAGTACCCCCGGGTTTCCGGGCCGGGGGTTGATCTTCCGATAAAGGAGCATTGCAAATGAAAGTAGTATTGTTGAGACCGTTCGTGTACTCGCACAGGCCGACCAGCGGCTCGCGGTTGACGACAGAGACGAAGTTCCTTCCCGACATGAACAAGCAGACCAAGGCGTGGGAGCCGACTGAGACCACCATTCCAGATGACATCTGGAGTGACCCGTGGGTTTCAGAGCAGTACGCGGATGGCGCCATCGAGCGCCTGGAGGTGACGAAGAACCGCATGCAGATGGCTCACGACAGACTTCAAGAAGAGCTAGAGGCCAACGCGAAGATCGTGCAGCAGGCAGAGGCGGCGTTCGCGCGGGCGCAGGGTGCGGCGAACGTGAAGCAGCAGCGCGAGAACACGGTTGCCGACGAACTTAACACACCAGTCAACCAGTTGAAGAACCAACAGGGGGCTGACATCGGCGGCGCAGACAGGGCTGCGCTGGATCGGGAGTTGAACACACCCGTCAACGTTCTGCAACAGCGGCAGTCTGGGTCACTCGAGGAGCCCACGCAACCTGAGATCGACGAGCCCAAGAAAGGTCGCAAAGGTAAGTAACCATGGCCGTCACCCCCCAGTCGTTCAGGCAGACGTTCCGGATGTTCAAGAATCCGGACGTTGCGCCGGACGACGCCATCGTGTACTACACCACCCTTGCCATGAACGCCCTGGCAGGCTCGACAATGGGTACCCGGTTCGATGCCATCTCGCTTGACAGGGCTGTGAGTCTGTACGTGGCACACAGCCTAACCCTCGATGCTCGTGATATAGACGCCATCGGGGGCGGACAGAATCAGACTCCTACTGGGGCGGTACCGGGTGAGATCAAGGGGCCGGCAACCACCAAGACGGTCGACAAGGTGTCGGTGAGTTTCGACACCAAAGCCGTCAGTTGGGAAGATGAGGCATACTGGAATCAGACACGCTTTGGTGTCGAGCTTGTAAACATGATCAGGATGTTCGGAGCGGGTGGTATCCAACTGGGAACTCCGGGAGCTGGCGACGTTGATTCTGTTGGCTGGGGTGTGGGTTGGTGGTGATACCGTGGCGATAGATATCATAAGGAATGACCGGGTGCGTGGGATGTTGCAATCCATCTACGTGCTCACGGGCGAGCAGCTGGTCATCGGCATACCCGAGAACAACTCGCCTAGATCCGACAGTGGGTTGACCAATGCCGAGCTGGGTTATATCCACGAGCGCGGCGCGCCCGGTGCCAACATACCGGCGCGGCCGTTCCTGGTCCCAGGCGTGCGCAAGGCCGTGCCGTTCATGCTGCCACATTTGAAACGGGCGTGTAACTTCGCGTTGGATATGAATTACGTCAAGGCGCACAAGGCGCTCGAGCAAGCGGGCTCCGTGGCGGAGAGGTTCGTCAAGCGTGAGATCATGACTGGCAACTTCGCGCCGCTGCAGCCAAGTACGATCGCCAACCGGTTCCGCGGCCGCGGCGTGTCAGGTCCGTCGCGCGGTGAGAGACGATATCTGACGCTCATCGGGTTGGGGGCGTCCCCACAGTTGGCGCAGGACGCCGTCGGGATACACCCGCTCATCAACAGCCGCCAGCTGTATAACTCGATCGGTTATGCTGTGCGGCGGGTATTCCAGGATCGTTGGGTTGACAAGGTCGTGCGTGCTATCAATCAGGTCATTAACGTCAAGGGTAAGTAAATGCCACGCCTGGACGTATCCGATGTGTTGACCGACTCTAACTTCTGCGATGCGACGCTCAGGTGCGAGCGGTACAACATCAGCATCAACCCGCAGGGACGCTCGGTGACGGTTCAGACGCTGCTGGGGTTCGCAGGCGTGATTACCAGCGACTCAGGTGAAAGGTTGAATCGCGGCATCATAGGTGAGCACGCTACCGACACCATCACAGTAATCACGCGTTTCAGGCTGCGCGATGCCGGGTCCGGGGCCACAGCCGACATCGTGCAATGGAACGGCAACCGGTACACGGTGGTGTCGGTCAACGACTACAGCACGTACGGCGTCGGGTTCACAGAAAACATATGCGAAATGGTACCACTGGCAGGATGAATCAAACATGCTACTTCTAACGTCGACCAGTGATCTTGTCCAGGTTATAACCGGATCTTCTGGCGCTATAGCTGTACACGAGAGTCATGTTGACAACAATGCTGGCACCATAACACCGGGACGCGCTAACACGGCGTCGATCACCACGAACACTACGACGACGGTGGTAGCCTCTCCTGGCGCGAGCGTACAGCGTAACGTCAAGACGTTATTCATTTTCAACACGCATGCTAGTGTGTCGAATCTGATCACGGTCAAGCATACGGATGGGACCAACGCCGAGCAGCTTTGGAGTGGCACGCTGCTGGCCGGCGAATCAGTTGTCATGGACGAGGCCGGGTGCTGGTGGAAGTACTCTGCCAATGGCCAGTTGCAGACTGTCGGCTTGCCGGTCACGACCAAGGGCGACGTCGTTGTGTTTGACACCACACCGAACCGGTTGGGGGTGGGCTCTGATAGCCAAGTGTTGATGGCGGCGGCGTCGGCCACGTCTGGGTTGAAGTATGCCAATGTGGTGCAATCCAACCGATCCACCAGCACGGTGAGTGCCGGATATGCCACTGATACTTACCTCGCAGGCTCGAGTATTACCATCCCAGCAGGTGGACCTCGTGTAGGCACGGTATACCGCTGCAAATTTGACATGGTCAAGACGGCGGCGGGTACAGCCGCCTTTACGATCAACGTGCGTTATGGAACAGCCGGCACGACCTCGGACGCCTCTATCCTATCCTTTGCTTTTACGGCCGGCACTGGTGTCGCCGACACAGGTGAGTTTGAGATTGAGTTGCACTTCCGCACAGTAGGCTCGGGTACGAGCGCCGTGGTGGTCGGGTTATGCAAGTGTGACCACCAGTTGGCTGCCACAGGGCTCACCGCCCAGGGCGCAGCCGGTTACGCGCAGATTACGACCGTGTCGAGCGGATTTAACAGCACGCCGGCTGGATCGATCCTGGGGCTTTCGGTTAACGGCGGCGCCTCGTTCTCGGGCACCAACACAATCGTTCAGACTGAGACGTTTAACCTGGATATCTGATTGACATGGCCGGCTCCAGACGACAACAGATGTTCAACGACCCGAACCCGTCTAACCTGGGTAACGTCGCGGGCATCCCGCCGTTCTTGGTTATGACGACGCTGACGCCTACGCTGGCCGGCAGTACGATCCTCGTGCATGCATGTGTTGCGAACCTCTCAGGTAACTTTGTTGACAAGGTTAAAGACAGCGTCAATGGGTTCTACACGCCGGCGCGACGCATCGACAATCCTACTAATGGACTCTCCAATGGATTGTGGTACAAGCAGAACGCCGCCGCCTTGGGGGTTGGTGATCACGGCAGCGTGACGAGCGGCACGTCCACGTCACTTACCGATACGAGCAAGAATTGGACAGGGGTCAACTTTACTGGCAAGACGGTGCTCGAATACAGCTCTGGCAACTCATGGACGGTAACCTCCAACACGGCCACGGTTCTAAACTTCTCGGCTGGTGCCACGCCCGTGGCTGGGAATCTGTACGTGGTCGGTGATTACATCTCGGTCATCATGTCCAACTCGGACGACTACAATGCAGGACATGCCGAGGAATGGACCGGTGTCGCGGCGAACTCGGTCGTCGACCACAACATGACCGCGACGGACATCCCCGTATCTGGCGGTGTGGTTGGACCGAACTGTGTGACGACCGGGTTGATCGTATTAGGACCCGATCCGTGCACGCTGATTGGTCATTGTACGAACGACGTGGATGGCGGCTCGACGCCGTTCGTGCCGACCATCGGGCAGGGACTCGGTTACAGTGATGATGGCACGATGTGGATCTTCGACGTAGGCGCCCCCATCGCGCGTTTGCAGAGCGTGTACATACCCAACCCACTGGCTCTGCCGTCACTGACGCTCGACATGAAGTTTACCGCGCAGCACCCGGACAACTTCCAGGCGAATGTAATCGCTTTGCGGGACGCGCCGGTGGCTACCTCCCAGGTGGGACCCAGCAATCGCTGGCGGCGGCGCTGGAGCGGTGAGTCGATGGGGTTGAACATCAAGGAGTGGTGGTGAGATGAGCGAAGACCTCATCATCCAGAAATGGTTCGACCTGGACGTGCTGCAGCCGACGGGTGGCAGCAACACGACCATAACGCCAGCTGTTGGGGCCATTGCTTTAGCCGGCGTGGGTTCTATTCTCAATCTGGGTGTTACACCCCTGGTCGGTGCCATCACGATTGCAGGCGTGGCGTCCGGAATCGTGCGTGGTACGGTCATCACTCCAACCGTCGGTGCCATCACACTGGCAGGGGTGGCGCCGGGTATCGTTCTAGGCTTTGTGCTCATACCCCCCGTAGGGTCTATTACACTTGGTGGGGTTGCTCCAGGCATTACGTTAGGTACGGTCATTACCCCCACTGTGGGGTCGATTACTCTGACCGGCGTGGCGCCGGGCATCGTTCGCGGCACCGCGCTGACGCCTACCATAGGCTCGATCACAATCAACGGAGTTGCCCCCGGCATCGCGCTGGGTACGGTGATGACGCCCACCGTGGGAGCCATCACACTGACAGGCGTCGCGCCAACCGTCATACGTGGCACGGTGATAACACCCACCGTGGGAGCCGTCACATTGGCGGGCGTTGCGCCTGCGCTCATTCAGGGTACCGTCATAACCCCATCGGCGGGCGCGATAACGCTGGCGGGTGTCGCATCCACGATTGTGCGGGGCACCGTCATAACTCCTTCGGTGGGTTCGGTAACTCTGGCGGGTGTTGCTGGTGTTATGAATATCGGGATCGCGCCACCAACGGGTGCGATCGTGTTGGGTGGGGTGGCTCCCAACGTCTTCAGTGGTTTGACTCCGGCGGTAGGTGCGATCACGCTGAACGGAGTTGCGGTTACACTCAAGCTGGGTGTTGCGCCGCTTCCAGGGTCGATCACGCTAGGCGGGGTGGCGCCGGGCGTCATCCAGGGCACGGTGCTGCAACCGGGTGCAGGAGGGCTCACTCTCAGTGGGGTGGCACCCGGACTTGTCCGGGGAACCGTCATAGGGCCGCCCGCAGCCGTTCTGGGGCTCTCCGGGGCTGCCTTGCGGCTGGGTTTGGGGATAACGGCACCCGTAAGCCCTATGGCGCTTCTAGGGGGCTTCCCAAGCCTCGGATTAGGGCTTCAGGGCCTAACCGGCGTCCTTTCCTTGGCTGGGGCGGCCCCCGTCTTCGGACAGGTCCGCATCATACCTGGTACGGGCGCTCTGGGGCTCGCAGGGGCGGCTGGAGCAGTCGGTATATCCATCACACCTCCTACGGGCGTCCTCGCGATCGAGGGTGGCCGGGTGAATCCGATCAATGGTTATTCATGGACGCGCTACCTGTTACCTGCGCAGGGGCGGGTTCTGCAAGTCGAGCACGGAAACTACCTGTTACCGGTTGAATCATGACAACAGCACCCTTCTACGTCCCCACGGCCCCCCTCGAGGATGATGAACTCGACACGGCGCTGCAGCAGATGGTCGTCGGCATCACCGGCATGGACCCAACGTTGGTGCGCCCGCGGTGGCAACCAACGGTACAGAAGCAGCCGGAGCCTACTGTCGATTGGTGCTCGATCGGTGTCACTACCTCCAAGCCCGATACTAACGCGTCCATACAGCATCTGTTCGGTGATGACATAACAGCACCGGCAGGTGACCTCGAGCAGGTGCACGAGGAGTTGGAGGTGGCTGTCAGCTTTCTGGGTCCGCACGCGAAGACGAACCTGGGTGTGCTACGTGACGGCCTTAAGATCATGCAGAACCTGGACCCGATCAAGTTGGTCGGGCTGTACTTCAAGGAGATAGGGCCGGCGCAGGTAGCGCCTGACTTTATAAATCAACAATGGATTCGACGTTGGGATACCACCATGGTATTCAGGCGCATGGTCGCCAGGGTGTATGGTATCAACAATATCGAATCGGCGGAGATCGATCTGCAGGACGATTCCAGCCACGTCAACCGTGTCATAAAAGCTCCGCCATCTGGGCGATAACTTTTGGAGTAATCAAACATGCCAGTGTCAGTCGGTCTTTCAGTCAACGACATCGTACAAGTCGATGTACAGATGACACCCCTGGCGTCGCCACTCAGGAACTTCGGTAGCGCGTTGATCCTGGGCGACTCGGATGTCATCGACGTGTTCACCCGCTATCGGTTGTATACGTCGCTCACGGCCATCGGTACCGACTTCGGCGTAACGGCGCCGGAGTACAAGGCGGCGCAACTGTTCTTCGGGCAGTCGCCGTCGCCCGCCCAGTGTTATGTTGGAGCCTGGGCTGCCAACAATACCAGCGGCCGGTTGATAGGAGCGGCGCTGACCGCGACCCAACAGCTAATGAGTAACTTCACCGCTATACTCAACGGCGGTGTTAACTTCACGGTAGATGGGGTGGCCAGGAACCTCAGCGGCCTCAACTTCTCGCTGCAGACCAACCTCAATGGGGTAGCTTCTGTCATACAGTCGGCGTTCTCGGGTTCCGCAACCGTAGTGTGGAACGCGGCGTACGGCCGCTTCGAGGTCCGGAGCAGCACCAACGGTACGTCCTCCGCCGTCTCGTTCGCCACGGCGGGCAGTGGTGTCGACATTTCGAGCCTGCTCAGACTCACGTCCACGCAGGGCGGTTACACGGTAGCCGGCGTCTTGGCGGAAAGCATCTCGTCTGCCGTCAACACGTTCGTCGGTCTTACCAATGCCTGGTACGGGCTCGCACTGGGTGCTGCCACGCCGGTATCCAACAACGACATCATCAGCGTGGCTGGCATCATAGAAGCCACGGGTAGTTCCGGCAGTCGCATCTTCGGCGTCACGACGCAGGAGCCGGCCGCGCTCCTGGCGAACTCGACCACGGATCTTGCCGCTTTGTTGAACGCCGGCAACTTCAGCCGTACGTTCTGCCAGTACTCCTCGAGCAGTCCGTACGTCGCAGCATCGGTCCTGGGCCGTGCGTTCTCGGTCAACTTCCAGGCATCCAATTCCACCATCACGCTCAAATTCAAACAAGAGCCCATCGTGGCGGCGGAGATCCTCACCGAGACGCAGTACGCGGCGCTCGCCGGTAAGAACTGCAACGCGTTCACGGTGTTCAACAACAACACCTCCATCCTGCAGGAAGGCAAGATGGCCAACGGATTCTTTTTTGACGAGGTGCACGGAGCTGACTGGCTGCAGAACCAGATACAAACCGATGTGTACAACCTGTTGTATACATCGCCCACTAAGATTCCACAGACCGATGCCGGCATCAACCAAATCGCCGCCGTGGTGACGCAGGATTTGCAACTAGCGGTCAACAACGGTTACGTGGCCCCCGGTGTGTGGACGGGACCCAATATAGGGGCGCTGGTCAGCGGTCAGTTTCTCACGACTGGGTACTACGTATTCCAACCGCCCATCGCATTACAGTCGCAGGCCGACCGCCAAGCCCGCAAAGCACCCCCGATTCAGGCGGCCATCAAGCTCGCAGGCGCGGTGCATTTCGCCGACGTCATCGTATCAGTCAACAGGTAACAACACATGGCAACTTACGCATTCAACGATGTTGTGGCGGTCATAACAGGCCCCACGGGATCGGCAGACCTCGCTTACGGCGCGCAGGCAGCCGAGGAAGGTATCACATTCGAGCCGGTGGGAGACAAGAATACCATGACGGTGGGTGCGGACGGATCTGTCATGCATTCACTGCATGCAGATAAGTCTGGGCGGGTGATCATACGCCTGCTCAAGACGAGCCCGACCAACGCGATCCTGCAGCGCATGTACGATATACAGACGACATCAGCGTCGCTGCACGGACAGAACACCATTCTGTGTCAACAGAAAGCAGCTGGTGATGTTACTACTGCCCGGCAGTGTGCGTTCAAGCGCAAGCCACCCATTAATTATCAGAAGGAGGGTGGGCTAATGGAATGGGAACTGGACGCGGGCCTGCTTGACACGGTGTTGGGTACCTACCCAACGGCGTGATCCTTATGACAATGATCGACGTAGACGCCGCCGGTTTGGAACTGTTGCGCAACCACGCCTTGCGGGTGGGAACCTTAGAGCTTTGGTCTGAGGTTGCGATTGAGTGGGCCAAGGCGGCTGAAGCCGAGATTGCAAAGTTACGAGCACAGATATCAACAATACAGGCTGATACTTCCGGGAGAGATTCAGATGGAATTCGAACATGATGGATATAAGTTCAGCGTCGATAAGCTGAACGCTTTCGGCCAGCTGCACCTGGGACGCAAGTTGGCGCCGTTGGTGCCCACTCTGGCGCCGGTACTCTTCAGGTACATGAGTATGAAGAAGGGCGACATCTTGAGTGCAAAGATACTCGAGGTGGCTGAACTGGCCGAGCCTTTCTGTGAAGCGTTGGCTGCGATGAGGACTGAGGACGCCGAACTTGTGGTGACGACGGCGTTGTCTTCGGTCAAGGTGTTGACCGATGCGAAGACTAACACCTGGTTGCCGTTTATGGTACCTGGCACGCATCGCACCTCGATCATGGAGTTGGACGACTTGGGTAAGATGTTGCCGGTTGTCATCAAAGTCATTTCGTTCAATTTGGGAAATTTTATATCCGCACTCCTTACACGCCACGGGGAGGCCAATCAGGACTCAAGTGGCGATCGCTTCCAGGCGGGGAAGATTGGCTGATGCTTCCGACTACGAGCAACCCTCCCATGTGTACGCTCAAGGAGTTGAAGGATGGCACCTACGATCTTGCGGACATCGCCATGATGAACGACTGGTTGCTGGTGTGTGCCGATAATCAGTTGATTGCGAAAGAGGCCGCGGAGGCTGAGAGAAATGGCCGCTGAAACCATACGGGAATTCCTGATCGCGCTCGGCTTCAAGGTCGATCAGCCGACCTTGAAGAAGTTCGAGGATGCCATCACAGGTGCGACTTTCAAAGCGGGTGTGTTGGCTCAGGCTTTCGTCGGCATGGCCAAGGCATTGGCTGAGAGTTTACAGAACGCCACCAAGGACCTGAGCAACCTCTACTACACTTCCGTGCGGGTGGGCTCATCAGCGACCAACCTGAAGGCACTCACCCAGGCGAGTCAAGATTTCGGTGTATCGGCTGAGGAGGCGCTAGGTAACATCGAGAGTTTGGCTCAGCTGCTGCGGACCAGCCCGGGTAAGGAGGCTTTCATTAACAGCCTCGGCGTTCAGACCCGGGACGCCAACGGTGCGCTGCGCGATACAGTCGCTATCGCCAATGACCTGGGTAAGGTGTTAGCCCAGCGCCCGGATTACATGGCCCAGCAGTTAGCCGACGTCATTGGACTCACGTATAAGTTCAGGAAGGCCATCCAAGATCCCGGATGGCTCGCAGATCTCGAGAAGCACCAACGACTGTTGGAGCACAGCGGGTACGACAAGGCCGCGCGAGATGCCGCGCTCCTAGAGCAGCAGTTCCGCGAGCTGGGCGACCGCTGGGACACGCTCAAGATGAAGTTCGCTGTCAACGTGTTCGAGCCTGTCATCGAGGGTCTCGAGGAGTTCACGAATTGGCTGGACAAGAACACTCCCGGGATGATGGCCCAGTTCGAGAATTTGACCAACGCGATGGGGGCTTTCGCCAAGGCAGCCAAAGTGGCTTTGGACCCACTATTGAGTAAGTTGGAATCCATCAGTGAGGCTATTGAAAGAAAGATACCCCTCACGAAGTGGGTCAATAACCTCAACGATTGGATTGGTACCGGTCTCAAAGGTGACCTCGATTTCGTACTGGATAAGTTGGGTGTGCGCGATCAGTTCTACAAAGAGCTGAACAATACTCATCCACCCGATGGCACCCGCCGCGGCCCCAGCTCCTCCCGTGGGGTCCGCACACACAACCCTGGGAACCTCGAGTATGCCGGGCAGCCGGGCGCCGTGCGCGCAGGCGGAGGACCTGATGAGCAACGCTTCGCGGCTTTCCGTACCGACCGGGAGGGGCTCGGTGCGATGGCCAATCAGCTCGAATTGGATTTCCAGCGAGGCCGCAAGACGATCGAGGCACTGGTCGCCAAGTACGCACCCCCTGAGGAAAACGACACGGTCGCATACATCGCGGATGTCGCGCGCCAGATGCACGTAGGTTCGCGCACCGCACTGAACTTGAAGGACCCGGCGGTGCTGGAGTCGATGATGAATGCGATGATAGCCCATGAGAATATGAACAACCCATATCGGCCCGGGCTCGTGCGCGACGCGGCCAACGCGGCCGTGCGGGGCGGTGCCAATAACGTGACGCTGAATTCCACCATCAATATAGATGGCTCCAAGGACGTGACTGCCACGAAACGCGCCGTCAATGAGGCATTGACCGAATCGTTCCGTAAAGCAACCCGTAACCTACAGCCGACAGCACAATGAGCGCCAACCTAGCCGAGATCGCCCTCATCGGGCCACTGAACGAACTGCTTAACCTGCAAGTGGTAAACCAGATAGGTGGGGTGCAGATCGACACGACTATCGAAGAGTTTTATGAAGACGCTGTTGAGATCACGGAGCACCCGGTGCAGCGCGGTGCCCAGATCGCGGACCACAGCTTCAAGCGTCCTATGGAGTTGATACTCACCTGCGGCTGGTCCAACTCGAGCCCGTCAGGATTTCTGGGGTCGTTCGGGTCCGCCGCATTGAGCGCGTTCTCACCGACACTCTCTGGGATCGTCGGCGTGGCGGCCGGCATCTCGAATTTGTTCAATCCGAGCGCCGGCACGAGCGGGTCATTCTCAGGCGGCGCCATGGCGGCTTCCGACTACGTGGCCGGCATCTACTCGCAGTTGCTGCAGATCCAGGAGGCTCGGCAGCCGATTGCCGTCACGTCCGGCTTGCGCATCTACAACAACATGTTGCTGACGTCGCTGCGTGTCAGGAGAGATGAGAAAACCCGGTTCGTCGTCATCGCCCAGGCGCATCTGCGGCAGATAATTCTGGTTGATACGCAGACCACCACCCTGCCATCGCAGAGTTCGCAGGCGAACCCAGCCAGTACGGCCGATACCGTGAATGCCGGGCCACAGCAGTTGCAGTTGCAACCAACCATATCACCACTCATCTCGATTCTGCCGCCGGTGCAGGGGATAACCGGAGGAGGTTGACGTGGCGAATCAGTACATCATACCGTTACAAGTTGGGGTACCACAGAAACTGTCTGTGCAGTTGAACGGCGTGACGTATCAATTCACGATCCTATACCGCAACGATTCTGTGATCCCGCAGTGGACGTTGGATATCGCGGACGTCGCCGGCAACCCCCTCATTCGGGGCATACCGTTGGTGACGGGCGCCGACCTGCTGGCGCAATACAAGCACATCATATCCGGTGGCCTGCTGGTGGTTCAGCCCGCGGATGGCACCAACCAGACGCCGACGTTCGACAACCTGGGTAAGGACACCCAGCTGTGCTGGGTTACCCCATGAGCCTGCAGTATCTTCGCAACGTGTCTTTGATCGTAGGAACCGCAGGTGGTCAGGGGTTGCAACTGGGTAACCTGCGGATCGTGTTCGAGGTCAAGCGTGGCGACCTCGAGACGCCCAACACCTGCGACGTGCGCGTGTACAACCTGTCAGACACCACGGCCAACCAGCTGCGCTCTGGGCAGAATGGCCTGCCCGAGTTCACGCAGTTGCAGTTGAGCACCTCTTATGGCGTGCAACCCCTGGCGCAGATCTTCTGGGGGTCCATCGTCCAGGTGCGCAGTGGGCGCGAAGACCAACGCAACTCGTATGTTGATATCACGGCAGCCGATGGGGATGAACCGTACAACTTTGCAGTCAGCGCGTTCTCGCTCAACTCAGGATCACAGGCTTTCACTCCTATACAGAGGATACTCGCTGACATGGCGCGGTGGTCGTTCGGAGACCCCACGCAGACCAGCTCTAATGGTCAGGGGGTGTCGATGGGGTATGTACCGCCTGACGTGCAGAACAACACCAACAGGTCGATTCGGGGGCGTGTGTACTTCGGTGACTGCCGCAGGGAGATGAGGCAGCTGGCCAAGAACCAGGACTGCCAATGGTCCATACAAGACCACCAGCTCACGTTTATCCCTAACACGGGGTACATACCCGAGCCGCCCATACTGATCACCCCTGGTACCGGGCTGATAGGTACACCCGAGCAGACGCAGAGTGGGCTCAAGGTCCGGGTGCTGCTGAACCCATCTATCAAGATAGGCCGTACCATCAAGCTCGATTTCAGCAACATCAACCAGTTGCGTTACGGGCAGGAGGTTGGATCACCCGCAACCAACTTGCAACTGCAGGACAGCGTGACGAAGATGAACGCCCAGGGTCTGTACTATGTGATGCGTGCCGAACACACGGGCGACTCACGCGGCGTTCCGTGGTACACCGACCTCACGTGCCTGGCCGTGGACGCCACGAACATACCTGCCAATGTGACAGCCAGCACGACCGTCTCCGGTGTTATTAACAGGTACTGAGCAACATGGAACGCCGCGAACGGGTATTCGATCTGGAGGAAACGTTGATATCGGCGTTCGAGTCGCTGGTGTCGGGTGTGTGGACCGCGCTCCCGGGGGTGTTTCAGGCGTTCACGAACAACTACAACACCTGTGAGGTACAGTGTCCGATCAATGGCCGCGCCCGGCAACCGAACGGTATCTATAAGGCCATCCAGATGCCCAAGTTCGTGGACGTACAACTCTGCTGGATGGGTGGGGGCGGCGCCACCTGGACGTTTCCGCTCAAGCAGGGTGATGAGGGGTTGTTGGTGTTCTCGAGCAGGTGCATAGATCAATGGTGGAAATACGGATTTCAGCAGCCGACGGGGTTGGTTGATGCGGCCGGTAACCCCTACAACCCGGCGAACAACCCGCCTGAGTTCCGCATGCATAACCTCTCTGATGGATTCTTCATCCCCGGGGTGCGTAGTCTGCCACGGGCGTTCGCCAGCTTCGATGTCAGTACGGCGCGCCTGCGGACTGATGATGACACATGCTACTTCGAATTCGACCCGGTAAACAAGCGGGTGAAGATCGTCGCCAGTGGTGGGATCACCATGAACACCGTGACGATTGACAACTCAGGTAACCTGGTGTCGCCGGCCACGATAACGGGACAGACTGAAGTCGTGGCGAAGACCGGCGGCAGCGCGGTGCACCTGAGCAGCCACACGCACCCGGGTAACAACCAACCACCGACGCCAGGATCATGAGATACAGACAACTCTCGCCTACGGGCGATTACACACTGGGCAAGTCTACGTGGCTTGTCAACTCACCCGCTACCGTGGAGCAGGCGATCAAGACGCGGCTCAAATTGTGGCTGGGAGAATGGTTTGTAGACCTCACCGACGGCACGCCGTATCCGACCCAGGTGTTGGGTGAACGTTACGGTAAGTCACCGGATGCAGCCATCAAGGCGCGCATCCTGGGAACCCCCGGAGTCACGCAATTGATATCCTACAGTAGCAGTTTCAACGCGCCCTCGGACGGCGTGCGGAGAACGTTGACAGTGAACGCAACAGTGCAGAGCCTCTATAGCGTGACGCCGGTGTCGGTGTCACTACCGCTGACGGTAGGTGTGCCGTGACGTCTCCAGTCGCCGCTACCATCGATGCGACGGGTATCTCGGCGCCGTCATACGCGCAGATTCTGGCGTACTACATCGGACAGTTTCAACTCATTAACGGTGCAGACTCTTACCTGGGCAACGACAGCCAGGACGGTCAACTGCTAGGTATCTTCGCCCAGGGCATCAGCGATTGTAACTCCGCCATCATCGCGGCGTACAACTCGTTTTCGCCCACTACAGCCCTCGATGCCGCCCTATCGTCCAACGTCAAACTGAATGGGTTGGCACGCATCCTGGGGTCGTTCTCGAGCGCTGCGTTGACCGTCGTAGGTCAAGCCAACACAGTCATCACCAACGGCCAGGCGCAGGATCAGAATGGCAACCTGTGGGCCATACCGTCTCCGACGACGATTCCCGTAGGTGGGTCCATCGTGGTGGTAGGCGTGTGCACCACCCTCGGTGCCATCGCTGCGCCGGCAAACACGATCAACATTATCGGTACTCCTACACTGGGTTGGCAGACCGTCAACAATGCCGCTCCTGCCACACCTGGTAACCCAGTAGAGAACAACGCGCAGCTGCGCATACGCCAGGCAAGCTCGGTTGCGCTGCCGTCCGTCACGGTTTTCTCCGGGATCGTAGCAGCCATCAGGCAGGTGCCTGGCGTCACCAGGATCACCCCCTACGAGAACAACACCAACTCTACGGACGGAAACGGCATACCCAAGACCACGTTGTGCTTCGTGATAGAAGGCGGTGCGCAGTCGGCCATCATCAACGCGATCGCCTCCAAGATGCCGCCCGGCACGGCCACGTTTGGCAACGTGTCTGGATCATACACGGATAGTTCGGGTGTCACCCGTCTGATCAACTATCAGACGCCTTCACCCGTTTCCAGCTTCGCCGCCACCATCGGGGTGCACACCCTCAACGGTTGGGCCGATAGTACGATCGTGCTCATACAGGCGGCGGTTTCGAGTTACCTCACGACGCTACCAATAGGCGGTGTTGTCAACATAGCGGCCATCACGGCCATCGCTCAGCTGTTGGGCACGTTGCAGGCGCCGACGTTCCTGGTTAAAACCGTGCAGGTATCCAAGAACGGGGGTGGTCTGCAGAGTACCGATTTCACGCTCGGGTTCAGTGAATCCGCCAACCCGGGAACCCACACGGTTAACAAGGTATGACCGACTACACGACGCTCATCACGAGCGAGCACAACCAACAACCGGGCTTCGTCGCGACGGTTGACCTGCTGGCCAATGGCGTCGGGAGTATCACCGCGCTTGCGCAGCTGTTGCCAGCGCTGTTCGATTTCGACAACGCCACCAACGCTCAGCTGGATGTCGATGGGCAGTGGATCGGACTTGCACGCACGGTGGGTGGCGTATTCCTTATCAACTTCTTTGGTTTTGCCGACGATGGTACTGCGCTGGGTTTTGGCGAGCTGGGTAATCCAAGCGTGGGCGGTCGCTTCGTAGAGCTGGGTGAGGACATCTCGAGCACGGCGACGTTGCACGACCCGGAGTACAGGACCGTGCTGCGGGCCAAGATCCTGCAGAACAGTTGGGATGGTGGGCTCGCGAAGTTCGAGGCCGCCTTGGCGGAAGTCCTGGGGGGTGCGACCTGCACCGTGATCGATCCCGGCAACAACGTGGTCATGTTTAAACCTAACTCGGCGCTCGACCTGGTGTTGCAGCAGTTGTTGACTGGGTATGACCTCATACCCCGCGCTGCCGGTATCCGCTATCAGTTCGTGTTCGTGCAGACCTCCTATGCCTGGACGTTCGCAGGCACCGCGACCTCGCCAGTGCTCCAGACCGTGCAGAAGAACTCCGGTAGTAACGCCTGGGACTCGGCCGCCTGGGTGGCAAGCCCGGCGCAACACATCTGGTTGCAATGGACCGTGCCCACGACCTCTGGCGCCATGATGGGCGGTCTGGCGGCTAACCCATCCGGCTCACCCAACTACCCAACACTCAACTTTGGCCTGGAGACCACCAATGGAGGCATCCAGGTGTGGGAGGCGGGCGTGCAACAGAACGGCCCGTTCCCGGGCGGCAACTGGGGCAGTTACTTGGCGGGCGACGCTTTCGCCGTCTATTGGGATGGCAAGTCTGGGGTGTACCTGCATAACGGCGTGCCATTCAAGGTGACGACGCCGGCTGTATCTCCGGGCTCACTGGCCCCGATGTTCTCGATATTCTCGGTAGGCGATCAGGCCAACAACATCTACATCTCCGCGAGTTAAACACACATGACGTATACGAAACCAACTGTACGTAGGGCGTGGGGAGAGACGGCCACTGGTGCCGATCTGACCGACCCAGGCGACATCTACGCGTCAGCCGGGTGGCCCCTCGGTCAGAAACCACCACGCCAATATTTCAACTGGGTGCTGAATTACACATTTGCGGCCGTGCGGTACTTCTGTCAGACTGGTGTGCCTGCGTGGGATGCCGCGGAGACGTATCCGATCAACGCCGTGGTCGTGACCTCCAACGGTTATCTGATGCGGTCGTTGCAAGATAATAACATCAACCACGTTCCTGATTCTGGCGCCTCGATCGGAGTTTGGTGGAACCCACCTAAGACGGTTACGCCCCTGGCAGCTAACGCGAATGATTTTACGATACCTAACACCGCCTGGGTTCACTCCAATTTCCTGGCAGTCGGTTCGGCGTTCTCGGCCATCAGCGGTTCCATCCAGAACGCCCAGGTGCCGTCCAGCGCCGTGACGCAATGGCAAGGCGCCCTGTCGATTGCGGGTAGCCAGATCACCGGTTCGGTGGCGTTGGCTGTCAAGGTCTCGATGGGCAACGGCAACTACTCCGCTCTCAATTTTGACAGCCAGAGCGGACAACCCAGCCGGGTGTTCGGCAGTAATAGCGGGAATAACGACACCATACATGGGTGGGACCCTAATAATTTCTCGGTGGCAAATTCGCAACAGTTGGCCGGGTTTAACCCGTCGATCAGCACGGGTGGAAACACCATCGCCTTGCGTGATTCCAACGGATACCTGTTCGCTCAGTATTTCAATCAGCCCAGCCCCAACAACGAGAACTCGTCCATCAGCCAGGTGATGACGACCCAGGGAAGTGATAATTTTATACGTAAGAGCAGCCTGGTACAACTACGGGCATCCATGGGGGTGTTCACCCTCTCGGATTTCCCCAGCGGCAACGGCTGGTTCAAACTCCCGAACGGCAAGATAGTTCAATGGGGTATAGCGTCGATCAGCGGCACGACCTTCGTGGGGTTCCCCATAGCTTTCCCCAGCGCGTGCCAGAGTTTCGTGATGTCCCCTATCGGGAGTAGCAACCAGTTCTTCATGAGCGGTGGTCCCGGTACTACGGGGGTCACGGTGACGAATGGTACAGCATCCATATGTTGGGTCGCAACCGGGGTTTAAAATCATGACCAAATATTACTACAGCCCGACGACTGGCGCGTTCTATACGCCGGAGGTGCACGGCCTGGTGGATCGGATGCCCGGGGACATAACCGAGATAACCGAGGCAGAGTGGCAAAAGCTGTTGGCCGCGCAATCTTCCGGCAAACAGATCGTCGCCGGAACCCACGGCAAACCGATCGCGGTCAAGTACCGGCACACTGATGAGGAGTTGGCCGCAGAGTTGCGTCGAGTCCGCAACCTGGCGCTGGCCGAGACGGACGGCTTGGTGGCGCGGCACCGCGACGAGCTTGACATGGGGTTGGCTACGTCGATCGAAACCGAGAACTATCGCAGGCTCGTCAAGTGGCGCCAGGCTCTGCGCGACATAACCAAACATCCGAAGTTCCCACAGGTCCGACTTCCCGAGAGACCTGTTTGAGTAGGGGGTCCTCACGACGCGCTGTGTTGGTAAAGAATAAACCACCGCAGTCGCGATGTTTTCCCCGGAAGTTGGCGGGGTCGGCTTTCGGCCCCGTCCTTTTTAATCTAACTGAAAGGAGAAACATGCGATGTTTCGCACAGTCGTGGAAATGGTAATGGGCACACTATCACCCGAACAGAGGACACTAATCATGCGCTCAGCGTGGGTTTCTATAGTCTCATTTCACATGGTGTGGGTCTGCGGCTGGGTCGGGTTCACCGGGCTGGAGGCTCCGTTCGCCCGAGCTGTGGACCTGAAACAGAATAATGATCAGCTCACTAGCATAGCTTCACAGTTACAAGATGACCGCATCGAACGCCTGGAGTTGGCCATACAGACCGTCCGTGGGCAGCAGTGCCGCACAGCGACGGACTCACCCGCCAGACAGAATTACACCGACCGCCTCAACGACCTGTACGTCAAGTACTGGAAGATTGCCAAACGGGAACCTCATGTTCCAAGGTGTGATGAAACATGAATATAGGAGACCTCGCCCAGATACTCACCCCCATAGGCGTGCTTGTGACGGCGTGGGTGTCTTGGGACAACAAGCGCATCCTACGGAAGCAGAACCAGGAACAAGCGCGTCAGTCAGAGAATATCCAGAAGATCGAGATTGCGACCAACTCCATGAAAGATCAACTGGTAGCAGCAACAGCCGTGGCCGCAGAGCTGGTGGGGCGCGCCAAAGGTGTCACGGAAGGCATCAAGCAGGAACAGGATAACCCAACCGTAGGTAGGCAACCATGAAACTGAGCCCACTGGCACTGGCCATCCTCGAGTTCGCCGAAGAGTTGAAACTCGTGGCGTACCAGGATCAACACGGCGTATGGACGTGCGGTTACGGACATACCGGCCCGGACGTAGTACAGGGAACCACCTGCACGATGGACGGTGCTGCTGCGTGGCTCGCGCACGACGTGGCGCACGCCGAGGATGCAGTCACTCATACCGTCAAGGTTCCCCTGTCGCAGCGGCAGTTCGATGCGTTCGTGTTGCTGACGTATAACATCGGGGCGGCCGCCTTCGCCGGTTCCTCCCTGCTACGCCTGTTCCACGGCGGCAACACGAGTGCCGCGGCGAACGAGTTCCTGGTATGGAACCACGTACAGGGCGCACCCAACACGGGGTTGACCCGGCGGCGTCGTCTGGAAAGATCTTTGTTCCTGGATAACTCGGAGTTCCTACCATGAAGAGTCTGTGGATATGGTTCAAAAACAAGTTCGGTCGGGTGGTGACTGCGCTCGGCGGTGTCCTGATGACCCTGGATGCGGTGAGCCTGGACCCGATGCGCCCGTTTCTGAATGAGTACTTTGGTGAGAAAAAGGCGACCCGGGTCGTGGTGGTGACGGCGGCTTTCTTCTTCCTGCTCTCGTATATCCGCCACCAGATCGTCGCCAACCGGCACCCGGAAGATACTGCCGTACTGCCACCGCCGGCTCCCGGAACTGTCAGTAGCTCGGACGTAGCTTATGGGAAGCGTGATCCGGTATGAACAACATAACATGGCGATATCAAGCGTGATTAACAAACTCGAGATATACGGCATCGCGTTGGTCGTGGCCATACTCTGTGCCTGCGCTGCATACATCAAGGGGCGCTTCGATGAGAAGGCGGCCATCGTGCGGAAAACCAACGCTGACAACACCGTGGCCATGCAGCGGTGGGTTGAGACCGCGCAACAGCGCTCCCAGGCGGACGACCTCGCACGCCAGCGCACGCAGGACTTCATCAATACTGTGACCCAAGGAATCGATCATGTCAACGCGAAGTTCGCGAGGCTCCCCACCGTCGTGGTGGATGCGCGCGGTTGTGAGCGCCTTACCACTGCTGCCCGGATGCGTTGGAACGCCGTCGAGCTTCTGTCCGCCGGACAAGCTGACGCACCCGCCGGAAGCGCGGCTCCTGACGCCGTGCCGGCAGGCAGTGTGCCTGCTACCCGATAGCTTCGACGGATCGTCACTCACGGACCAGGCCAGCCAGGTCGAAGCCTGCCATGAGGAACGCGTGAAGGCATACCTGGCCTGCGCCGCCAAGGACAGGGAGCTGGTCGAGTGGGTTCAACACAGAGTAGAGGAGCAGGTCAAATGAACGTGTTAGGTTGGATATGGTTCGCGATCGTGCAGCTCGTAGCGCTCGCGTTCACCGTGGTCGGATGGCTCCTGCTGATACCCTTCGCCTGGAGCCGCGCATGGGTGGTGAGACGATCGCGCGTGGCAGACTTCGACGGGCGCCAGGTAACCGCCTGGCGTGGCGGCTGGCTTACGTGGCCGTGGGGTAACGAGGAGGACGGTGTAACCGGCGCCGATTTCTACCGGGAGCGGTTCAAGGACGAGCGCCGGTGTGCCTACCTGTGGAGCGCCTGGAGGAACCCCGCCAACAACCTCCGGTTTGTATTTCGTTGGCGGGGTGGGCCGTTCAAACGATGGGAGTGGACCTGGACCCTGCGCGGGGCTTCGCATCCGTTGTACTTCCAGCTCGGGTGGTACCCGAACGGTTACCCGGTACTATCCGGTGGCAAGCGTTGACTACCCAGATCCAGGCGCGCTCGCACCAGGTGTTGTTTGTGATAACCTGTTCACGCACACCACAGCACACACAACGCCCCTGCCAGTATCCAACATCACAGTCACAATTGGGTTGGGTATACATAACACATCTCCCTTTAACAGATCGAGTTGACAAGCTTGGCCCGCACGGCCTCAGGTGGCATACCCCGCGCGAGGTCGTTCTGCACTGTCGCAACAGCGTTCTCGAGTTGGGCAGCCCGCCTAGCCAGTGATATGTTAGCCCGTACCAGTTGTGCGCAGCGCTTGTCGACGCACGTGATGTCAGCTTGATATTGTGCCCCTAAGATTTCCACCATTTTACGCATCCGCCGGTAGTGGAGATACGTTATGAGGAAGCAGAACAGGAACGCTGTGATAAAACCAGCTGTGAAAGTATTCATATGCGTCTGCTCCTGAATTCCAGCCACTCTTTGAACAGCTCCCGCTCGTGTTGGAACAACCCGTAGGTGCGGGGGAAATGCTCCTCTACCAACACCCCCACCGCACGCGCGCACTCGCGTGTCTCGTGCATCACCCCTTCCTCGTCTCGTAGCGTGAGGAATGCCAACCAGTTGCGAAGGTTGGCCGAGGCGCGCATCCTCGAGTAGTGGCCTACCGGCATCCCCATGCGGGCCAGCTCTTTGGGGATTCCCAACTTCAATCCCAGTTGGTAGAACTCCTCGTCGTGCTCGTACTTGTGCATGAGGGCATCGTGCCATGCCACAATCTGCTCGTCTGTCGGCGGCGTCTGGTTCTTGACCAACCCCTGCAACTGCTTGTTGTGCGTCGCGGCGGCCTCGTGCGAGCGGCGCCGGATGAGTTCAAAGTCCGGCAGGTAGTATTCCTCGGGCAGTGGCGCATAGCGGGCTGACATCTCGTTGTAGCTCTGCGTGCGGTGCCGATGCCACTCACGGAACACCGCAATTGGCGCCTGGACCTCGACGATCATGCCGGCGAACTCAAAAGGGCCCGCGTGCTTCGGGTGACTGTTGAACAGGGTTTTCAATAACAGCTCATCCAGGGTCCACCCACGGAACGAGCCCTGCGTCGATTGACGTGCGGCCTCGATGATCCCGCATTCGTAATCAGCTTTAGAAAAGGTGGCGGGATCGCTGACCCATTCCGAGATACCGGCCTTACCGGTACCCCACGACTCAATGAACTTGACGTAACCTTTCCCATCCAGAAGTTGGATATTCATTTTTCATACTCCCATAAATCAACATGTTTACTACGACATTCGAACCATATGATCCCACTTATCTGATGTACTCCCATCTGCTTGGTAGTTATGACAACCCGCTGTTGACATTCCACCAAGGTGTCATAAACGAAGTCTTCGTTTTCCACGCACAGGTTAGGCGTGCATGTGAACATGGCGTAGATCCTGTGCTCACCCGGGGCGGCCGCAAAAACCTCCAATGTAAGAAGGGCCAGCAGGATCGCAGAACACAATACCAACCAGCCTCGCGGTGACACCCGAAGCTTTTTAAGCTGTAGCTTAGCCGCACCCCGTCCTACCCCAGCCTTCGTGACCGCAAACGGCTCGCCGGTAGCCCAGTGGCTCTCCAATCGGGCCTTCCGTAAAGCCTTCCAGGCGCGCCTGGTCGCCAACCCTTCTGCGACCTGCCAGAGGGCTACCGCAAGGATGATTAGAACGACGATCAGGAGCAATCCCGCCTGCGACCAGCTGAGGTGCTCTTGCCACCCCCATAAGGCGCTCATGATTCGTCCACCAGCATGGTACGAGCCACATCTATGACCATATCCACGTCACCTCTTCCGACCGACCCATTTTTATGCCTGTGGATCTCCGTCGCCACCACGACCTCAATCAACCTCAGTAGCGCTTCGAACTGTTCGTGTGTCATGCTCCGTCCCCCTCTTCACGTTTCATCTGCTCGATGTGACAATGTAACTTCATCTCAGCCAGTGTTAATTGCGCCTCCAGCACTGGGATGTCAAGTGGATCGCCACCGCCCTTCCAGCTCTCACCAATGGCTGCCTCCTTGTATTCGGCTATCAACTCTCTGAGAGTGTGCCAAGCCTTCTGTCGGGCATTCTCTTTGAGAGTGGTGCCATCTACAGGTTTCTTTTTTCTGCTCATAGTATATCTCTCACCTCTTTCAATTTCGCCAGCCTCTCCCGGGTTCGCCGCACGACACCCTCAATGCGGGCGAGCGCAGCAAGTGCCTCATCGATCTCCCGGATATCGTTATCCAGGTTGCTGACCTCCTTCGGTTGGTTGGATTCGTGTTTGGAATTACCATTCAATCGACCAGTCTCCGTGGGACTCACGCCGGACGTTGGGTGCTCATTGAAGAAATTGTCTACCTGGATCTCAGTGCGGGTCTTGCTCAAACGGTACCAACCGCGCCCTCTGCGCTCGATCCCGCGCCCGACCATTTGCAACGTTGTTTGCGACACAGTATCTGCGCTCACCTCCGGCCGCGACGATCGCACGCATGCGAGTATGTCCTGTGATGACATCCCACTCGGATGGCGCTCGAGCAACTCCAAAATCATTTGTCGGATGGTCTTCTTGGGTTCTTCTACCGGCACAGGTGTGCTGACTTGTAACATCGCATCCTTGAGCGCGTCGCCCATCGAGGTCGTAGCGTCCGCGTAGCCAGCGCGGCGCATCTCCGCCATGAACTTCTGAAAGCCCTCGTGGTTGCAGCTTGTGCCGGAAGCGACAACGATGTCCTTCTTGTTGGGTGAGTAGAACTGCCAGTGGCCGCGTTTGGTCTCGCAGACCCTAAACCCCTGCATCTGCGCGTTCTTGATCACACGCTGCAGGTCACTCTCGTAACTCATTTTGAAGTTCTCCTATAGGGTTCCTTGTGTGTCAACTTCTGTCCATCTACCAACCCAACCCTGTACCCCTTCTTGTGTCCGGCCCTGTAGGCATCCCGCACCAACCTGAAGGTGTCGGCCCCACTCACATCACTGGTCTCACTGGTAGGTGCTATGAACGCCTCTCCGAGGGCCTTCAAACCATACCCTTTTGCCTCCCGGAGTAATACCGTCTCCTTCTTGAAGTCAACCATGACGCTCTCCAGATAAGAAAAACGCCCCCGGCGGGCGTTTGTTGGCCTGCCGGGGGTTTCGGGCTGTATCAGCCTCAATGCTTCTTGATCAGACCTCGCTTCACCATGTCGTTGTAGTACCACGACACGTAACCGGTGTTCTTGATGTTGTTATCGGGAAACTTTTTCACAGCCGCTTCGAAGATCTCTTTGGTCTCCTTGCCGGCTTTGTACATTTCCCGGATGAACCTGGCGGGGGTACCCTCGCGGCCTAACCCATCACCCGTGTCTTGGACCTTTTGACGGCCCTTCGGCGCTGCTTTGGCCTCGACCTTCTTACCATTGGTCTTCTTACCATTGGTCTTTCCAGCCGGCTTCGCGGCTGCCTTCACAGCTGTTGCCTTTGCGGCAGGTTTCGCCTTGACAGCCTTTTTCCCCTTCGTCGTTGAACTCGTCTGTACTTCCATCTCTGCTTCCTTTGGTATAGCCGGTGGTTGGTAATGCCCGTTCGATACCTGCCCGTCCGGCTTATGCCAGGTAGGATCAAACTGTTCGAGATATCCCCGTACTATCAATTCTTTCAAGGGGCGGTGCAGGTTGGTGCGTTTATCGTCGAACTGAACCATCAACGCATCCACCTCTACATCTGTCAGGCCGCGCAGACTCTTGCCCGACTCGATTATTGTATACTCCTCCACCCCTTTGATGTCACCCGCTGCCTTGCGTGCCGCCATCTCCGTTGCGTGCTTGGAGACGACCCGCGCGCTTTTGTTGGTTTGATCAATCAACGCAACCCATTGCATACGACCACCTTTTTGCCTGATGATTTTCTCCGTGGGTACAAGCATTGCCGCGGAGATACGCTCCAGATAATCACGAATCAATTGACGGTCCACATTCCGTCGCTCAACCTCCTCCTTGGTCAGTTTCCTGGCTGGTTCAACATGAAAGTTAAACAGGTTCCGACTCTCCAGGCGATGGGCAGTGATCTTGAAGTTACCACGCTGCAGCGCCTCTTTGGTCATTTGATCGGGCTTCCAAGCCCAATCGGCCAGAAGTTTCATGGTTGCTTCGCCGGGGCTGAGTACGTGGTAGCCCACTCATCGCGTACCGCAACCCCACTCCTGCCATCGTACAGGGTGTAGGTCAGGGTGCCATCTGAGTGACAGGTGGCGCTCGAGCAGCGGGCCCAGCGGTTGTTACCGACATGGACCTCGTACCAACGTTCCTGGCCTGTGCTGCAGACATGTCCTTGCCCGAGACCCTTCACGATTCCTCCCGCGACTCCGTTGGTTGTTGATATCGGCTCTTGATGCGATGGGCGCAGCAACCTGGTCCATACATCTGGTTGCCGGCTTTCACCTTGGCCGCATATTTGGATGTGCCCTGCGTGCGGTTTTTGTCGTGTTCCACGCGCACGGCTGTGCGATTACGTTTCACGTAAAACTCCTCCTCGGAAGATGGACGGCCGGTCAATAGTAGCACCGGACGTCCGGGGGATCTACTCCGTGGCCGCCGCTGCGCCCTCCACCCGCGGCCCCTTGGTTTTCGTGCTCTCGTACACGCTGAGACCGAAGGAGATGCTGGCGTGTTTGTCCGGCAGCCGCTGGTTGCCTTCCGTCGACGCTACGATGATGCTCTTACCGGAGCCGGAAGGACCAAAACGCTTCGACAGGTCCACGGTGATGACCAGCTTGGTACCAGTGATCTTCGTCTCGATGTTGACCATGAATGCAAAACCTCGTGTAAGTTGACCCAGACGGCTTGGCGCCGTTTCGCCCGGATTTCACGGGCTCGTCAGTGGGAGTTATTTAGAGGGTGACCGGGCCCGTTGACCGTCCCAGCGTGCCACCGCGGCGACCCTCGCAGCCTTCCAGCAATCCATGCAACACTCCTCCGTGATCCACGCCTCGGTGCACACACCGTTGGCATCGCGTGGGCGATCCTTCGCCTTCTTGCCACAGCCGCCAAGGCAGACTCGTGAGTCCGCCAATGGGTTGAAAAGCATTGCACGATCAAAAGCGGCCATGGCTGCAGCACGGAAGATCTCCCGGTCGTATTCCGGATTCTCCCCGGTAGTCAAACGGGTAACAGTTCCATCCCGCTCCTCCAATTGCAGTTCCAGAGTGCAACCTGGATCGACCAACTTCACGGTCAATACCGTATAGTGGCGCTCACTGGTTGGATCAAATTCAGGTCTTGGCATGGTCGCCAGCGTCGTCAGCGTGAGATGGCCGCCGTTGAGCTTGCGGCCATTCATCGTACCGTGATCGTAACAACCAACAATGCCGCGCTGAGGATGCACGGCAACGTAATGGCCGCCTCCTGCGGCCCAGCGTGTTATCATGCGCACTCTGCGGCAACCTAACTTCTTTGCATCAGCCTGCCACTTGGCAAGGCTGCGATAGTGTTTGACTGCGCCGCTGTCAGCATTGAGAGACAATGTGTTCACGATCCCTGACTCCAGTTTTTGCCTTTTCCCAGACGGGTGGCGGCATCGTGCGACCGATGGTGCCGCGCCCCGTTTCGCCCGGATCTCACGGGCTCGTCAGTGGGTTACTCCGCCGCCTGTAGCAACCCTTTCTTGCGTAGCTGTGTTCCATACCATGAGACGTAGGCAGGCGTTTTGATCTTGTTCCTTGGAAACCGCTTTTTGGCGGCTTTGAAGATCTCACCGGTACCCTTACCGGCAAGGTACTGCTCGCGGATGAAACGCGCAGGCGTACCCTCGCGACCCAGCTCGACAACCTTCGTACTCTTCGCCTTGCGGCGGTTCTTTGCCTTCGCCATAAATCACCTCTTTACGTTTTGTTTGATCTCACCCAGACGGCTCGGCGCCGTTTCGCCCGGATTTCACGGGCTCCTCAGTGGGTTACACCTTTAGATATTTCGCCTCCAGCTTATCGAGGTTCTTCGCAGCGGCTTCACGCTGTTCAGGCGTCATGAAATTGAACCCCCGCGAACGCTCCACCGCGTTGTACGCTTTGCGGCTGACGCGTTTCAAAACCCCTTTGGGCCAGAAAACATTCTTGTGGGTCATTTCCGTCTCCTCGCCTCGACCTCGGTTGCCTTGACCCACGCCCGCGCCACAAAGTTGATAACCTCTTTGGCACCGAAAGGCCCAGACTGCTGGCTTAGCATGCGCGTGGCGTAGATCACACCTTCCGCGTAGCGTGCCTGCCGTTTTGTAATGCGCGTTTTCACTGTTGCGTCACGTAGCGTCGCTGCTGCGCATCCCACACCTGCACCACCTCTCCGATCGCTCCTGTCGTCCTGTCGTACGTCCCTTTTTTGCGGGGTCGTGGTTCAGAGAATCCCAGCGCCTGCGCCAGAGCAATTTCCCAGTCAGCCTCGTCCAGCGTCTTAGGGTACTTCACGCCCCGGCGTTCCAACTCTGTGCGGTACCGAGGAGCCACCGCATTACACTCACTCACACATGAGGCCCGCATCGATTTAGGTGCGTGAATAGCGTTGTTCTGTACCGCTTTGAGATTCCACAACAGCTGATGTGTGGACATATCCGTCAATTTTAGTTTCTTAGCCACTGCCGATCACTCCTTACCCGTTGAAAACATCATCTCACATTTTCAATGGAAAGTAAACTATTTTTTGCATCAATCTTTGCGAAGACGGACGGACATTCGCCCCATTGTAGAAAATTCAAAGTCAAGGGTGACCTCTTCTACCACTGCGATCTGGATCGCAGAAGTCCTCTCCTGTGCTTCAAGTCGCTCTATACGGCGCAAAGCGTTGACTAGCGCAGCCTTCAATTCCTGGTCTGTCGCTTCGCGATCTTCGAGCTGATCTGCTGCATCGCCGGGTTCACCGCGATAAAGCTCATTGAATCTACTCATTTCACAGTTCTCCGCTTCCTCGACTTTACAAAAAAGAGGGTGGATCAGATGGGTTTGACGTCATGGGGTAGGTGGTAAGCCCGAAGGCTGCCTGACTCCCGTCGTGTCTCCCGTTTTCCGATCCACCCTCCTATCTCTTACCGTGGAGATAGTCTCTCACAGAATCAATGAAAAGTAAAACTATTTTTGCAGTTTTTCAGGCACCTCCTAAGCTGCTGATTCTTAAAGAATTATTTTAAGCCCATTTTAGCCAGAATCGACCCTCTTTCGACCCCCCTATAAAGAGGTCCCGCGCCGCAGCCCCATGGGCGTACTCCTCCAGGAAGATTACTCGGCTACAGGATGTACAACACAACAGCTTGGCACAATGGACGCAGGGGCTGTGGGTCACATAACAGGTGTGAATCGCTTGCGGGTCCCGGCATTGGAGCAAGGCATTCTGCTCGGCGTGAATAGCTTCGCAAAGGTCCAACCCCTCTCCAGGTTTCGAAGCCGACCCTTTACAGGCGTTGAGGTATTCAAAGTGCGTCTTGATGCCACGCGGTACCGCACCCGAAGCGTGCACCGGTAGGTTGCCGTCGAAGACGGTCAGCCTCTCATTACAGTGAGGCCGCCCGGGAGCCACCCCGTTGTAACCGGTCGAAAGCACGTGCCCACGAACATCTACCAATACACAACCCACAGCCCGTCTGAGACATGTAGATTGCTCAGCGATATCGCAACATACCTTGAGCCAGGTAGTCTCCTTTGCAGGTCTCATGGCACGATCCCTGTTATAAGCGGTAGCAACTGAGAGTGCACCACGATTGGATCTTTCCAGGTCCGGTAACCCAACATAGAAGCAAATGCCTGCCAGCCGTCCGGAGCCGAGGCCACAGCCCCCTGGCGCAGCGCGTATTCAGTAGCGGCGATACCTTCCGACTTGATATTAGGTGGCCCTGGAATATCGACCTCGACGTAACACTGATTGTCGATATTCAGCACCCAACCAGCCTGGTCTGCGTCACGCTCGTAGATATGAGACGACCCTATGACCAGTGTCAGTGGGCCGGCCTCTACCTGAAGTTCAGCCGCCACGGCCCGCTGGAGCATCGCAAAGTTGAAGATGTCGTAGGGTATTCCGAGCCACGCGTCCGACGATCGCATCGACACGGTGGCCTCGAGCCGTCCTTGGCGGAACATGTATTGCATCGTGAGAGTGCAGGGAACATCCTTGGTTGTTGTATACCCAACATCCTCACTTCGATTTTCGAGTGAATCGTAATCACGCTGTACGATATTATATTCAGGTCTCCACACCCCGATGATCGCCTGACGTGTATCGGCGTCGTTGCGGATACGCTCGACGACCCCACCAATCTGACTACGCCACCGCGGGCCATAGGCGCCATAGAACGTCTGCCCATCGTCGGAGTACTTCACGATGTTGGAGTTGTAGTGCCGTATCATCGCAACGTCCGAGCGCCCACAGAAAACCCACAGAAACTCGGCGAACATGAACGGGTAGTTGAGACGCCGATCCGGCAACCAGGCGGCGCACTTTGTCGTGTCAGTCAGAACATACACCTGGTTACGCAATTCGCGGGTCGCCATGCCGCGCGGGCCCACGCACTCGCCATCTTCCGAGCGCAGTACGTTGTCGAGCACGGCGGCGTACAACCGGCTCGCTGTCGACGCTTTGATTATCCTGTGCATAGTGAGTCCCCCGCGGTCTCTTCGATCATCTCGATGAACGTCCCGCGGTGCGCCTCACGTGTCCAGTCGTAGTGGTACGTCGGCAGTGGCACCGAGGCGTCCGACAACACGTCGCAGAAACCGTCATACACCTGGCGCAGCTTCGACTCGCTCGGCAGGTACTCCAGGTTCCGGCGCGACGCCCAGGCTTTGGCGCACTCATCAAACGGCGGTTGACACACCACTAGGATCGCACCTGCGCGACGGGCGAGGTTCTCGAGTACCTTGCGATCGTGCGCCGGTATGCGGTCCTCACTCCGCATCAAAGGTCCGTAAATCGACTCACTGATCCAACAGCGATCGATCAACAGCAGGGTGTTGCGCTCATAGCGAATGAAATCACTCGCGTAGTGGTGAGTAACAACCTTCTCTCCCAGGTACGGGCCGTGGTTGGAACGGCGCACACTCTGTCCACGGGCCGCAGCGCGGCGCTCCCAGGCGTCAGCCAGAGTGGTCTTACCGGAACCATCGCAACCTTCGAATATCACTATGTTCATCATCAGTCTCCTCTTACATTTTCAAAAAGCTGTCCCGCCGATGCTCGATCACACCGACGACGTCGGGCTCGCACCAACCTTCCGGCTTTACGACTTCACCGGCTGTGTAGTTACGCGGCTTCACGGGATCACCCTCGCGCCACGGACGTTTCTGCATGTTGGCCCGGTTAACCTCGTTCAATACCTCATCGAACGGCACACCCATGTAGTGTGCAGTACCGGCAGCGATCCAGGCGAGGTCCACCAGCGCGTCGGCCGCCTTCACGATGTCCCCTTCCGTATGCGCCTCGACGAACTCGCGCAACTCTTCGAACAGGAAGTTTACCCGGTACTTGAAGTCCGCGTAACGCATGATATGTGGGCGCATGTCATCGACATGTGGTAACCCCATCTTCTTGTGGAACTCACCCACCATCTCGAACATCGTTCGCGGTAATACGACATCGGTCGATAACGCCACACCGCGCCGCTTCAATTCAAATACCAGATCTCCCATGCTTAACCCTTCCAGCTGACACCTCGTCGACTTTGTTTCCAGTTCTGGCGATGGGTTTCCGTTCGGACCATCTGGACAATACACCATGTTAATCTCCTTCACTCTTTACCTGCCAATTTACGTTTGTTCCAGGAGACGTCCGCGGACGTCGCCTTGCTATTTGGAAACTCAGCCCGGATCGTCTCGAGTATCCGCGCCGTGGGATCACCCGCCAGCAGGAGCTCCCGTATACGCTTGCCCACCCCTGGCCGCGAGGTCTCCTTGAAGGTTTTTACCACAGCCGGCGGCTCCACCCGCAAAGGCACCTTGGACTTCGGCCGCAAATCAACATCTCGTGTTTCGATCTTATCACGCAGAATTGTGACCTCCTCGGGTACCATCACTAGCGGTTTCTTGTTGCGACGGATGCCTATTGCCACAATGCGTGCTAGATACTTTGCTACGGGTGGGAGCACGGCACGGCCAATCTGCGCGAATTGAGAGGAGGGGCCGCCGGTGAATGTGTACCCTTCCGGGTACCCGCAGAGTGCCGCCTGCTCTTCGGTCGAGAGAAACCGGTGCTTGGTAGGATGCACGAACTCGCCTCCACCCAACACAACCGGGGCGTAGCGGTCCATTCTTAAACGTGATACCAGGTAACCTGGGCGGCCCTTGATACGGCCGTCTTCCACCACCGGGTCCGGATTTCTACGATCGAACACCTCGCGGACCTTTTCACCGGGTTTAACCAACTTCAAAATACCCTTGAATGGCCGTCCTTTGGTTTCAAGGATGGTCTCAGTCTTGAACTTACGGCCTTTCCAGGCGCGCTCGACGGTAGGTTCATAGTTGAGATGAGTCGGCTGCCAATCAAGCTGCACCTTGCTCAGCACCAGGAAGAACCGCAAGCGCTTCTGTGGTACCCCGTGCTCGAGCGCATTGCACAGGATGTAGGTTGGTTTGTACCCCATTGCCATGCCTTGGCGGGCCAGGTCGTCGATCATCTGCCGGCCATCAGAGTAGACGCCCCGCACGGATTCACATGCCCATACGGTGGGTTTCAACCGCTTGATAAGATCGAAGCAGTTGACCCAGTGAACCATACGGGGGTCCTGTCGCCAGGCGCCACCCGCTTTGCCACCAGCCCGGGACCAAGGGGCGCAGGGAGGGTTGCAA